CACTCACACGGTGGCCGATTCAGCGGCAAGGCCAACCAACTCCTTTTCGATATGGCGCACCATGCCCCGCACATCCCCAACCACAACGCCTGTCTCACAGCCGTTCCAGGGCGGCGACTGACGAGCGAGGTCGTCGTGACGCGCAGCGTTCCACTTACGATCATCTGTCGATGCAAGATAGATGAGGTGAGTGCTGACTCCCAGGCTGCGAATGTCTCGCACAGCCCTCGTCGCACTGTCCCGCCTGAACCAGTCGCCGTCCGTGATGGCGAACATCACCTTGTGCCTTTTGTCGGAAACCGCAAACACACGGTAAGCCGCTTCCAGTGCGGCGTGTGGCAGTGTGCCGCCAACTACGGGGAAGACAGCCACCTGCTCGCCCGCCGGAGACTCTGCCCTATACAGCACAGACATCTCGTTGCTGTAGCCAACCACGGTGCAGGGGATGTCCAGCCGGTCACACGATTTCTTGATCGTCCACATAGCCTCGGACGAGGCAACCATATCTTCACCCATTGACTGCGACTGGTCAAGCAAGACAACAACTTCAATCGAAGTGGCGTCGTCCCCTGCATCTTTCCACTCGTCAAAGACATCAAGGTCCACACCTCTGCTTTGCATCATGGCTTCGATGTTGACTCGCCCACTTGACACTCGCTTCACCCAGGCAGGCTCGGCGTCATATCGCAACTGCGCCATTGCAGTCGTCAAACGGTCGGCAGCAGTTTTGCTCGCCGCCGCAGGAGCCTTTGAGTAGGTAGAAGCGTACTTCTTGCTGCCCGCATTGGTAAGAGCAATTTTCTCCAACTCTCGGGCAGCCTGGATGGTGTCCAGAATGTCGGTGCGAGTGGCGTCAAGCGCCTCGTCCACTGCTTTAGCAGCCTGCTCTTCCAAGGTGTCAGGGGTGGCCGAACCATCTCCTGCGGTGGCAGTAGTCGCCTCGGCTTTCTCTGCCTCAGCATCTTCTTCCTTGTCGCCCATGGGGCACGGCGCACTCTGGCTGCCACCATCGGCCTCATCATCAGCATCAGCCTGTTCTTGGATACGGCGCTGCTCTTTCACTGACTCAGCACTAGATGCACGCTGATGCTCGTGGCCGTGCGTGACGTTCGGAACCATGTCCTCAGACCTTTTGTGGGTGTGCGTTTCGGCCTGACGCTCAAACCAGACGGCCAACTCCCGAACCAGTTCTACTGCACGGTCGCCGTCTGACGGGAACGACAATGAACGGTACTCGTCAATGATCTTCTCCAGCATGGTGGTGTCGGCCTCACCAAATCTGGCTACAGACTTAGCCCTGGCGCGCTGCCGCATGTCTGCCGGAAGGTAGCGCCGCCCATGAAGAAGCAGGTGCCGCAAGGCCCAGTGATCCTTGGCGTATTCAGGATCGGAAGAAACCGGCGCTCCCGCGTGGTCCAGAACCCACTGAGCAACAGTCAAGGTGAAGTAGTCGCTTGACACCGGCCAACGAGCCACGAACAGGCGCTCAATCCGCTGGTCTTCCAGAAGGTTGAAGCACCGCCATGCACTTGGATGATCCTTCGTCAGCCTCCGAATATCGGGGAGGGGCTTGTGAGTGTGGCGCGGCGTATACAGAACGTGAGCCAACTCGTGGTAGTTCAGCCCTTTGCACGCTGACATCGAACGTACAAGTGCGCTGGCGTTATTCGGAGATAGCACCGTTTGCAGGTGGCTCTTGGACAGAAAGATGGTTTCGCCATCTGTCCAGCCGGGTGGGGTAGCACCATCAAACGACCAAGTGATTGGATTGCTGAGTTTCACTGGGACAGTGCGCCCGGCAACGATGGAGTTGACTTTCGTGAACACAGCAGCGAACGACTCTATGCGAGCCGCCAACTTTGCGTTGGCTAGGCGCTGCTTTGGCGTGAGCGTGGAGTCCACGCCCAGCACATCACTGTCGTGGGAGTCCCGATAGCGACGCCTCTTATACCGCTTCACTCGCTCACCTCCTCGGTGTTCTCGTTGTTCTGAGTGTCGTCCTCGCCGAACAGTTCGCTCTTGATGAGCGTGGCTTCCAGCGTGAGAACCTCACGCACCACCACCTGCTCGTCGGGCGAGAAAGAGTTGACGAAGTTGCCCATGGCAAAGTCGAAGCCCAGGTTGTCGCTGGTAGCGAACTCCTCAAACTCCAACAGCATGTTGGTGCTGACCGGAGTAGTGAGGTCACCCACGGCGTGGCGCTCACGCAGCGAGCCTGCCAATGTCAGCAAAGTGTTGCTGGCCACCAGTTCGGCCTCTACGTCTGTCGAATACGGGAACGACAACTTGATGGCAAACCTGTTCCTGAACGCTTGGTTGAGCGGGCGAGTGCCATGGTAGCCACGATTCATGGTGGCGATGATCTGGCAGTTCGGGTGGGCACGAAGTTCTGTGGGGAACGACGACCCTGACGCCTCAGGAATGCTGATGGCACGACGGCGATCCAACAGCGAGTGCAGGTAGACGGAAATCTTGGGAGGCATCATGTTCACCTCGTCCAAGTAGATGATTCCTCCATGCTCCACGGCCTTCAGGAGATCGCCCGGCACGAAGTCGAACGTGCCGTCGGGCTGGGGGGTCCAGCCGCCAATGAAGTTGCGTGGCTCCGCTGCCCCGTTGCACGGGATGTTGACCACAGGCAGGCCGACCTCGGCAGCAAAGGCCATGACCAGTGAGGTCTTGGCGCTACCGGTCGGCCCTTCGATCAGCACGTTGTGCCGCAGGGAGTGTGCCGTGGCGAGGGCGTCCAAATCACGGACACCATCGACTTCACGAGAAACGTAGTCCTCGTAGAAGAAGCGTTGCGGCACAAGGTGTGCCAGGGGATGGTCGGTGTTAGGCATGGAGTGTTTCCTTTCTCCGTTGGGCTAGATGAACACTAGCAGATTGTGTCAATGGTTGTTGTCATTACTTTCTTCGTCCCTGCCCCGGCCTCGCACCGGGGGTGGCTGCTAGTCAGGGGAGTGAGGGCGAATCAGCCGTCCGTGTTCCACGACCGAAACGGCTTGTGGTCCACGGTGTACTGAGCGCACTCACAGCCATCTCCCACCGGATGGTTGTGGGAGAGGATGTAGAGGTCGGTGGGCAGGTTGTCGGTTGCCGCCTTGATCTCCAGTTCCTGTTCGATCATGGCAATGCCGCCAGGGTCGCTGTCGGCATCGACAATCCACTCGTCGTCAAACGATCCGTCCACGACGACCCAGCACTCGTAGTGCCCTCCGTTGTGGGTGTTCACGCCGTCTCCTTTCTGTCGGTCAGTCGGTCCACGACCATGAGGCCGTGTGCCTTGGTGCAACGGTCGCAGTAGTAGTCGCCGTGCCCCTCGTAGAAGTCATCGAAGGCGTACACCGTGGCGACGTTCACGCACCGCTCGTCGGCCTTGGGCACCCAGCCTCCTTGGCATGGCCTGCCGTGATCCGTGTGAGTGATGGTGTTCTTCACTTGCACTCCCCACGGTGGTTGTCGAACTCAGCAACAACCTCACGGTCAGTGTCGTGCCACCGGGCTGTCTGCCACCCGCAGGCGCAGATGCCACCATGGTGGTCGCCAAAATCAACGAACCGAAGGGCGTGGAGCGGTGTCCATGTTGAGTTGATGGATGGAGTTTTCATTGGGTTCCTCTCTCTGTTTGTCGTTCATCACTTAGTCCCCTGCCCCGTCGTGAGCGGGGTGCCCGGCAGACCGGGACAGGGGGGTTGGTTCGGCGAGGGGTCAGATCACTGCTCGTCCTCGCACCCGAGGCAGTCATCGGCGCACCGCTGGTCCGGGTCCTCGTGCCGCTCGTATTCGGCGTCCTCCGCGTTAAGTGCGCCGAAGTGTCCGATGACCAACTGGTACTCCTCGTACTCCTCCCAGAAGGCTTCTCCGGGCTCGTGGACGTACTCCGTGCCGAGGGGCTCTCCGGCTTCATTGGTGACGACGGTGTATGGCATGTCTTGCTCCTTCATGGTGGTTTTCGTCGATGTCTACCCATTCGACCTTACGGTCGCCTCTGATTACGCTGATCATGCTCGGGCCTCCATGTAGATCCGGCGGGACTCGTCCATCCGGGCGGCGCACTCAGCGACGGTCCACTCCACGCGGTGGTGGTATGGGCTGCCGTCGGCAGGCATCAACTCCAGACCGTTGCCGATCTCGTTGAGGATGAAACCCTCCGGGCACGGGACGGTGATGTTGCCGTCGTCGGTGGCCTTCTCGCCAGCGAACACGACCGGGCCGACCAACTTGTGGGCGTATCCGGTCCACTGGCGAGCGATCATGGAACCGACGAGGTTCAGGGTGAAGTCCTGACGCATCAGCCCCTCCTCGTTGACCCACGCCACGACGCCTCCGGGGAGATCGACTGCTTCGATGTAGCCGTCCACCAGAGTGGACAGGTCCGCGTAGGTGTCGTCGGTGGGGACGACGCGGAAGGCGTCGCCGTTGTCGTTGATTACGAGGTAGTTCTTCATGGTGTCTCCTTGTTGGTGGTTGGTAGTCGTCCCCGCCCTGGGCTTGCACCAGGGTGCCGACTAGTCGGGGGGCGCTAGCAGCGTGCTGGGGTGACCTTCCTAGCCACCTTGGTGACTCGCTCTCCCCAGAACGTGTGCGCTGCAACGCAACGGGACGCCGACGGCGTGCCCTCTACGTTGTACGGTCCATGGCAATGGACTTGGACACGGCCATCCGGTGTGGTGTCAGCCGAACGGAACTTGAACCAGCCCCTCTTGCCGCTCACCCGGAATAGCCGACCGGCAACCAGCGGGAGGCAACCGTCCAGGCGAAGTTCCTCGTGGAACTTCCACCCTGCCGCCTCCTTGGCTGCACGCTGTTCGGCATGGCACTGGCGCAGCGCCTTGGCCGCAGTAGCCGTAGCCTTTGGTGCCATATCATCACTCCTTTCAGGTCCGAACATTGAAGGCTGTTCGATGAGCCTGTAGGTCAGTGAGAGAGCAGTGCCAGGAGGACACACACAAGAACGGGACCACTTGGTCACTGCTCTCTCTTGTGGAGGTGCGGGGAATCGAACCCCGGTCCATTGAGGTCCGTGTACGGCTTTACTCAATGTCGATGCCAATGCCACCCCCGTGTGACCAGCCATTGCTGGCTGGTCGGGGTTTTTACGCTTGAGATGCCTGCTAGTACAGCGGGGTGCCGCTTGGGTTTTGCCAAGCCTTGGCACTGCTGGCGAGCCAGACAAACAGCACGATGCCAACGTGCTTTCCCTCACCAGGGATGTCTGCTTTGCAGGAGTTCAGTCCACTGACGGGGTACGGGTAGCGATCCTTGCTCGGCGCTAGGGAGTGTGTACTCCCTGCCGCTCACCTAAACATCCTGCTGGCTGAGTGGCTTGGGGGACAGCGTGCCTCGGTGACGGTTGGACAACCGCCGCTCAAACGAGCGGGGACGCAGAATGCTGGCTCCAAGTTCTCTAGCGGCAGGCTCAGTGAGCGTTGCGCCTCTACAGCGAACTGGGGGTATGCAGAGTCGGGACCAGACTCCATGGATGGGCAGGCGTTTCAATAGCCTCCCGGCCCCATGGCCCCTGGACGAACTCAGATTTGGAAAGAAGCGCAGATGCCACCCCTGGTCCTTGGCTGCTGGCCGCAAGCCCGGTCCTGCTTTCGGACGCTGGGTTGGTTCCCGCTATGGTCGGCACCTTGATGGTCCGGTCCCACCCTCCCCCGTAGGGGAGGCTGCCCTAGTCGCTTCGCCTGGCTTGATGTCCTGGCCGCATCTCCCGGTGTTCCCGGTGAGGCATCTGTTGGTTTTCAAGCGCCCGTTGGGCGCTCACCCATTCTAGCACACTCTGTCATGGGTATCAAATCATTGGCGTAGGGGGCAGTGGCCAGAGACACCATGGAGTCCACCTGCACTGCCCGCCCCACGGGTATAGTCGCCCAACCCAACTCAACAGGAGGACTAGATGCTCGGCTGTACCGTTGCCCGCTACCGACCGACTCGCCATGCCCGCTCGGCTGTTCGCTCATTTGAGCGAAGGGTTCAGGCTTGCTATCAGAAGAAAGGGCAGCACGTTGTACCAGCACTTTGCCGCCCTATTGCCTGCAAAAAGAACGATGGCTGCCAGAGGCATTTCTGGGAAATGAGACACCAACAAACTGCTGCTTCCAAACGGGTTGGATTGCCGGATACTTTCTGGGCGGCTGCTGCAAAAAGCGCCAGGGCGCTTAGCATTACTATTACTACTACTGAAAAGAAGTAGTGGTGTCTGGAAAAGATGAAGTTCTGTTTCTTTCAGCAGTCCTCAGACAAGGAGATGTAGTAACCCCTCTAGGCTCTGGCGTTACAAAGCATTGGTTCCACTCCTACCAAGATGAGTGGGAGTGGGTTGACTCTTATGTAAAGAGGCACCGTAAGTGCCCCTCCAAAACTCTCTTTAGAGACAGGTTCCCTGGGTTCACTATTCTCAAATCAGATGACGTTGAATACACCATCAACCAACTGAGGGCCTCTCATATCAGGTTCTCTTTGATCGACACTGTTGACGACGTTCTGGAAAGACTAAAAGATAGTGAAGACCCTTCTGGGGTTCTTGATTCTGCCTACCAAAGCCTGGCTTCGATTCAACTAGATGCTCATGGCGGGCAAAACGAAAGTGAGATCATCTCCGACTGGGAAGGGACATTTTCAGAAGTTGCTCGCCGTTACGAACGGATGCAGGCCCGTGGTATGGCTGGGGTGCCTACGGGTTTTGCCACACTGGACCTGCTAACCGGTGGCCCTCAGCCCGGCGACTACTGGATTGTGGCTGCCCGCCTCGGGCAAGGCAAGACATGGACGCTGATTCGTATGGCCTGTGCAGCCCTGTACGGCGAAGCCGTTGTTCAATACGATGCCTTAGAGCAGTCACGGGCACAGATTGCCATGAGGTGCCACACGTTCCTGTCTAGCCAGTACGGAACTGAAGTGTTCAAGTCCATGGACCTGATGCACGGCAAGAACTTTGACCTTGTGGCATACAAGCGATTCTTGAAAGAGTTGAGCGGGAAACTGGATGGTCGTCTTGTGGTTGATGACACTTCCAGGGGGCGAGTCAGCCCGTCATCCATCGCTGCTCAGATTGAGCGCAATCGGCCGGACATCGTGTTCATCGACTACCTCACGCTTATGAACGCAGGCGGGGACGACTGGCGGGCCATGGCCGAACTCTCAGGTGAGATCAAGGGCATTGCCATGCGGTACGAGGTGCCCATCGTTGCAGCGGCTCAAATCAACCGCATGGCGATAGGCAATGATGTTCCTGGGGCTGAGCACTTGGCGGCTTCGGATGCGATTGGGCAGGACGCTGATGCCGTGGTCACGATGCGGCAGATGAGCCAGCGTGTCATCAAAATGAAACTTGCCAAGTTTCGGCACGGAATGGACGGGCAGGCTTGGTTCAACGAGTTCTCCCCGAACACCGGGCGGTTTGAGGAGATCAACGGCGATGACGCCAAAGACCTCATGGACGAAGACCGTGCCAACGCCGACTGAGGGGTTTATTTCCAAGCACCTTGATGTTCGGGCTAGGAGCGGTATTGAGTGGCAGTGCCTCTGCCCCTTTCACAACGACACCTCACCATCGCTGAGCGTCAACGTAAAAGACGGGGTGTTCATCTGCTTTGCCTGTGGGGCGAAGGGCACGGTGTCGGACATTGCGGCGCACCTTCAGGTCGGGAATGTGGTCGTCACGAAAGAGCGAGAAGACGACCGCATCTCCCGGCTTAGGAAGGAGGTGGCAGAACTGGCCTCAGAGCCTCCCAGAGCCTCTCTCGTCTACCCGGACGAGTGGCTGGGCAGGTTCGACCATCAAACCGACTACTGGGCCTCCAGGGGCTTCTCTGAGCAAGTTCAGCGGGCGTTCCAACTGGGGTACGACCCGCTCCGCAACCATGCGGTTATCCCACTGCGGAATCAGCACGGCGGCGTTGTGGGGGTTATCCGGCGTCAGTTGGATGACGGTGCCCACCCGCGCTACCTCTACCCGCGGGGGTTCAAGATCAGCCGCCACCTGTTTGGCGCACACGTTGCCCAGCACCATGATTCTCTAGCAGTAGTTGAAGGGTCACTGGACTGCATCGCCTGTTGGGATGCGGGTGTTCCGGCCGTGGCTCTACTGGGGTCAAGGTTGTCGCAGCACCAGGCAGATTTGCTCGGGATTTTAGGCCCCAACTTCATCGTGGCATTCACTGACCGGGACGAGGCGGGGAGAAACGCCGCCCAACAACTAGTTGATATGTTCGGGAGTCGGGTGAGTGTTCCTGAGTATCCAGCGCATTGGGTTGGCAAAGACCCGGCTGACTTGACCCCTGCTCAAAGGCTTGAAATGGCTGGTGTGGCTAGTATCATGCTGGAGACTGCTTACGGGCAGTGAGTGTTCATACGAACCTCCTTTCATTGGGTAAAGGAAAGGCCAGGGCCTCAACAGCCCTGGCCTTTCTGATTGTTTAGGAGTGTTGGCTGTGGCAGCGTGGTGTTGTCCTCAAACGGTGTGCCCGGCCATCACATAGCCAGCGGCAGGGCGGCTACTCAAGGTGCTGAACGTCGGCCTCGGTTTCGATCCAGACTCGGGCACCGCATCGGTCAGGGGTGTCAGAGTGAACGATGGTGCAGGGGCCGTCAATCCTGACTTTCTTCCAGTGAGTTGACCCCTTGTAGGTCCGGTCGATGATCGCCGGTTCGCCCCTCCTGATCTTCTGCTGGTGAACGTGGATGGTGTGCTTCACTGGGCCTAGCGGCTACTTGCCTGCTGCCCTCTCACTACTCGTCATCTCTGGACACTTCCTCAGGCACTACCTCTTGAAGCAGGCGCTCAATCTCAGCCTCCTGCTTCTCAATGATGGCTCGCTGGGTAGCCAGTTCCAGTTGGATCATGCCGTCCACTGTCTGCTGGAGTTGCCCCATGACTTCAAGCGGGGTCACTGATACGGACACGGTGTTTCTCCTCTGTTTGTTTGCGCTTGTTTGAGCCGGGCAATCACTGGCTAGCCATCGCCTTGTAGGTCTTGGGGCCGACGATGCCGTCAGGGACGAGGCGGTTCTTACGCTGCCACGCCACAACTGCCCGCTTGGTGTTCGGACCAAACACTCCGTCTGCCTTGGCTCCAACCTGCGACTGCACCCACTTGACGACCTTGCCTCTCATGCGAGGACGCCGCAAGCGGAGAGCCTTCTTGTAAGGAGGTGGCGGGGACGAGTGCTCAACCGGAACCGGCTGCTTCTCAACAATGGCTGTGTACGCCGAATCACCAGGGCACGCTGTGGGCTTGACATCACGGTGCCCCCGGACATTGGCGTCAGGAGTGATGTGGCCCAGGGACTGGCCCAGCCGGATCAAAGCATGGACAGAATCCACGCACTCCTTGGACACCTTCTGTTGGCCCGTGTCACCGATGATGACAATGGCGTAGGAGAGGTGGTTGTACCCCTTGGTAGCGCCGGGCTTGGCCCCCCACCCCCGGAGTTCATACACACGACCTGACCGTGGGGCGACGGCAAACGAGTATGCGATGTCCGACCAGCCTCGGGTGCCCATGTGGTACTGCTGGTACGCCCTCAAAGCCGCGGCCTCGTGGTCACGCGTGTGCCCAGCCAACTTTGTGCCTCCGTGGTGGATGAACACCATGGTGGCTGTTCTGCGCTGGGTGTACTTCCGCTTGCGCGGCTTAGCGCCCCAGTCGGACCTGCTTAGGATTCTCATTGTGCCTCCAGTGCCTCAATGCGGGCAGTCAGTTCAGCAATCTGGCCCGCCTGCCGCTGGGCCAGGTGGACGAGTGCTGGCACGATGCGGGCGTACTGGACGCCCTCTGGCCGCATCACCGGCTCCCCGTCGTCGTCAAGGTGGGGGACCTTGTTGCCGTCGGCGTCGAGCACCGTCATCGTCCGAGTTTCGCCGGTCTCCTCGTCGGTGACTTCCTCAGTCTGCCAGTGCTCGCTGTAGTGGACCCAGCGGGGGTTGATCTCGGCAACCTCTTCGGCGATGAAGCCGTGGTGGGACCAGTCGGAGCGGTCGAGGTCGGCCGTGGAGCGGAACCAGACGGGGCGCAGGCTCAGGGCGAGGTCGGCCTCGGTGTCCCAGAGGTCCTCGATGTCGGTCTTGTACCGCTCGGACGAGGTGGACTGGCGAATGTACCCCGACGAGTTGACGTTCACGTTCTCCGCGGTGGCGGTCGTCCTGTCCCAGACGAGATCGGAGGTGAAGTTTCGGTTGCCGGTCACCGACTCACCGACGAGGAGGTCACGGCCCGTCGATCCGTAGACCATGAAGTCGGCCCCGTTCGTCGTTGCGGTCGCCCCGATGACCACGTTGCCAGCACCATCGAAAGTCATTTCGGTTCGGGAGTCGGAAAAGTTGCGGAACTCAATACCCGACCCCGCCGACTGCTGGAACCCGTAGGTGTCGTACCCGCTGCGCTCCATGCGGAGCGCTTCGCCGCTGCTGACAATGTGAACCTGGCTATCCGTTGGGCTGTCCGTGCCAATGCCGATCTTGCCGCTCGGGTCGATGACGAGAGCCTCGTTGGTGATCCCGGCGTAGTCGTTGCTCGTCCCGAAGATCAGCGACGACCCGCCGCCTCCCATCTTGGCCCCGATGCGGGCACTGGGTTCCTCGGCGCCCGTCGTGTAGCGGAAGTCCATCGCCACGATGTCATCGGTGGCGTGGTCCGTGTTAGTCAGGGTGAACATGCCACGGTTGGCGCTGGTGAAGTCCGTGAGGTCATCGTCCGAGGCGATCTCGACGGCTGTGACGGGCGTGAGCGTTCCCACGCCGAGTCTCCCGCCGTACACCAGCAGGTAGTCGTCTGCCTGTTGCCACTTGACGTAGGCCCCCGAGGTGTCCCCGTAGGCCAAGAAGTCGACGCCTGCGGAGCCGCCTGATGCTCCGAGTTTGAGGATGTCGTTGGTGGCGTCCCAGGTCATCAGTTTGTTCGCCGTGTCGCCATAGAGGACCACGTTGTGGCCTTCGTCGTCCACGCCCACGGTGACCGTGCCCTTGATGGTGTACGCCCCGGACGAGACTGACCAAGTGTCAAGGTCAAGCAGGGGGACCCACGCCGATCCCGAATAGACCTCTAGCGTCTTATCGGTGCTGTTGTAAATCACAGCACCCTCGGACCCTGAGTCCACGCTCAGGGCATCACGAGTGGTGGTCGTTTCTTTGTTTATCGACTGGTCCTGCATGGCCTGAATCTTGGCCTGAGTGACCACATCACCTGTGGCCCATGAGTTCCAGTTGGTTGGTGCGAGTGCCATTAGAAACCTACTTTACCTGAGTCAACTTTGCCGGTGTCCACGATGAGGAAGTCGCCCAGGATTTCGGCATATGGGGACAGCCCAAACGTGGTCGTCCACTGGTTGCCAGTGCTGATGCGATGAGCGATGTTGTCTATCACCATGTCATCCACGATTTGAGCCGATGCCACACCGTTCACACGGGGGGTGCGCTCAATGGTGATGGCCGTAGCAACGTCAAGTTCCAGAACTGTTGTCTGGTTGGCCGTGCTGAGAATGTTGGGTTCTACTACCAGTCGGTCAAACCGGGCCGACGGGTCTTTGTAGACCAGTCTCAGAAAGTCGGCCATGCCCTGCACTTCAGTAGTACCAGGGGTGGTGACCCGGTTGAGCAGCCCCGTCCGGCTGAACTCTCTGATCCCGAACGATGCTTGGCTGGTGCTGTCAGAAGCAGTCTCTGGGACACCTCCCAGCACGCCGCCGGAGTCAAAGCGGGCCAGGGAGATGAGATTGAACAGCAACTCAGAGTCCGTGAACAGAGCAACTGACTGGTACGGGATGTCGCTCCCATCGTCAGAGAAAGTCACCGCTGGGGTGCCGATGTCAGTATGGCGCCCCTTGAACACAAACTTGCCTTCTCGGCTAATGAAGATGCCCTGCGCCAACTCACTGTTGGCGACTACCTGCAACTCCTGCCAAGCGTTGGTCGTTGTCTCCTTCGCCTGAAGGGTGGCCTGACCGGTGGCTATATCACGGTTGGCCGCCCCGGTTGGCCAGAGCGGTTCACCGGAGCCGCCCCCACCGTCCGCTGTTGCCACATAGCAATCAAGGATGTTGGTAACACGAGTGCCTGACACTTCCTCAGAGAACGTGGGAGGCTTGTTAGCGCTGCTGTCCGTCAGGCTTTGCAGTGACGCCATGCTCAACTTCTGTAGCCCGTCAGTGCATTTGACCGTCACGAACGAGGCGTTAGGTCCGTCGTAGTGAACCGTCCAACTGTCTACCGTGCCCTCAAATACCTGCTTGTCGGAGGCGCTGACGGTGCCGTAGATGCACACGGCTGACTTCAACTGGATGTTTCCGTAGTAAGCGCCTAAAGCGTACTCCGGGTCAAACCGGCGGTCTTCGTTGCGGAGAGTGATGGTCGCCGTCCCCGCTGTGCAGTGTGTGATGGACCGGCTCCTGCCACGACGAATGTCAATTTTGGTGACGTAGGCCGACACATCGACCGTGGACCCCAGATAGACGGTGACCTTTGGAGTGACGTTAGCCATCAGGTGCTCGCACTAGATGTATACATGCTGGACTCCGTGGTGACGGGTACAGGCCCGTTGGCCCGCTCATACTCACGAAGTGCTTCAACAACGGCCTCGGACACTGCCGCCGGGTCGCTCACCCCAGCGGAGATGTTGATGTTGTAGGTGCTGCCGCCACCGCCCATGGCTCCCAGTTTGCTTAGCGGGACAATGGCTTCTGGTCCGGCTTCCCCGGCAAGTACCAGTTGGGGCTTTTTGACCACCCCTCCGTTGGCCATGGCGGGCACGCTTTCCAGCCCGGCGAGGTAGTTCATTACGTTGCCCAGGCCGTGTTCTTCAATGCTCTTGTAGAACCGGTCAAGTTCTACGGCCTGCCGGTACTCGTCAAACTCTGGGAAAGCCTGCCGGGCCTCCTCCATCATCTCTCTGATGTGCTCGGTGATGAGAGCGAACTGGTCGGCCAGTGTGCCGCCCATGTCGTCAATGGCTTCAAGCGCCTTGACTACCTCCGGGGCACTACGAGCCAGTTCCATGTAGGCGGCTTCCTGTGCCCGGACGGCTTCAACCTGTTCCAGCGCCAAGTCACGCAACCGCTCGTCAATGGCGGCGATCTGCTGCTTGACCGCTTCCTCAGCACTCAGTGCTGCTGCGGCATCCTCACTTGCCAGCGCCAGTTCTTCTTCAGCGATGGCAAGGTCCAGGGCGATTGTTTCTGCCTCAGCCTGCATCTCAGCGAGGCGTTCCTGAGCGTCAATCAGTTCCTGCGACGGAGCAATGGCGTCGGCAATGCTTTGGGTGAGGGCGTCTTGTGCTGCCGTGTACTCGGCTTCGGTGATGATCCCTGCGGCGTACCTGCGCTCTGCTGCGCTGAGGGCGTTAGCCAGCCGCTCAATCTCAGTGGCTTCGGCGGCGGTCACATCCGCAGCGGCCTCAGCCTCTGTGATGAACCCTTGGGCGATCAGCCCTCGCTCAACCGCTGTTACCTCATGGGCTTTGGCCACCAAATCGTCAATGGCGGCCTGCTGGTCCTCCAACGCCTCTGGGGTCAGTTCCTGTTGGCGGGCAACCAGCCGCTCGTAGGTGGCTTCAAGGTCCAGCAGTGCCCTGGCCTGCCGAAGAACCGACAGTTCGTACTCCCGCTGGAATCGGTTGCCGTCTTCTTGGAGTTTGTTGCGCTGGTCAAGAAGGGCGTTGATCTCCTCGTCAATGCGCTCAACTCTTTCTGTCGCACTGATGTAGCCGCTAATGGCGCTAGTGCCCGTCTTCACTGCTGCGGCAGACCGCTCAATGGCCCCCAGGATTTGCTCCCAAAGGTCAACTGTTTCTTCCAGGCCACGGCCGCCACGCCCGCTCCATGGTGCCTCAGTGATCTCGGGCATCGACAGCAGCGACAGCAACTTCTCCAAGTGGGCGATAAAAGGTATGTCGGCTGGTACGCCCACTGCCGTAAGAGCCTCAATGACGGCGCTGATGGACTGGGTGTTCATCCCGCCGAATCTCATAACAACATCAACGACAACCGGGGGAGCACCGTCAATGGTCATCATCATGTCGTACATGCGGAGGAGTTCGTCAGTGTTGTACCCTGCCGCCTGACCAGCCTGCACCAGCCAGTCGCGTGCCTTCTGGAGTTCGCCACGCAAGATTTCAGTAGCGTCTGACGCTATGTCCGCAGCCTGGTTCATTTTGTGGATCGCCTCGGCGTTGGCAAATGCAGCACCCTGAACGCCAGCGATCATGCTTTCAAGTTGCTCGGCCTCATCTCCCGTGGCCCGCTGAGCGTTAGCCGCCTGGAACATGACCTGCGCCATGGCGTCAACTGAATCCCCCAGGTTGTCGGTTGTCCCAATAAGGTCAGTCGTCAGGCCAGAAGTGATCTTGATGCGGTCGTTGAGGTTCTGAAAGTCCTTCTCGGCAGTCACCACACGGCGCTCGGCTTCAGCAAGCGAAATCCCAAGTTCCTCTACTGCACCGCTCAGGGCTAGAGCGCGCACCTCCAGTTCTTCGGTTTGCAGTGCTGCCTCATGCACAACCTTGTTGTAGGCAAGCACTTCTTCGTTGACAGTAGCGGTGATCTCACCAAACTGTTCCGCAAACTGAATCGCTTCTGCTGCTGAGCGAGAGTTGAGCCACGCCTCCCAGTCAATACTTCTGGCAGAAGCAATGTCTGCGGCCAGCCCCGCCTCCACAGCAAACTGCTGCAACAACTCCAGGGTTCTGTCTGCGCTTGACTGCCACTCACTCACCATGTCGCCAGAGGGCGGCTCTAGCGAGTCCACGAGCAGGCGCTGGATTTGTTCCCACGAAGTCCGCTGGAATGTGCGCTTCTGCGCGTCGCCAATGAGTCGAAGGGCTACTACAAAGTTTTCTGCCTGACTGGTAGCAAGGTCATACCCCGTATTGAGTGATTTGAGATAGTCAAGCAGTGGTGGGTAGACGTACTCGCCGGTTTCCCCGGACTCTTGGACGATCCGCACAAACTCCTGCAACTCGACACTAGTCAGGCCCAACGTGTCCACAAGTTGCTGAACGTCGCTGTCGATGTTTTGGAACGGCCTGTTCCCCAGCCAGTTGCGCCATGCTTCTTGGTTGTCGGGCAGCAGCCCGTTCTGGTCGTAGAGAGCACTGTTGATGCTGTCGATGGTGGCTTCTAGTTTCTTCCCTTCGTCATTTGCTCCCTTGAAAATCTCCATTAGGACAAATGCACCTGCTGTGAGAACGAGCAGGGGGAGGATGGTTTTCAGGGCAGCAGACAGCCCCAGTGTGGCCGCAGTGGCTGCTACTGTGGCCTGCGTTTCAGCCGCCAGAGCAGTAACTGCACTCCAAGTGGCTGCCGCATACTTGATCTTGGCTACCGCTGCCGCACCAATGCCCGCAGCGAAGCCCAGTACGGCTTTGGCTCCCAGAGCCAGCACAAAGGCTGTGATGACCGGGAGCAGTGGTTCCAAAATCGCTGCAAGTGCTTTGAGGGCTACCGCAGCACCCTGAACTGCCACGTTCCAGGCTGCCCACGCAGTGATGGCACCGCCAACCTTGACAACTTCGGCTGCAACTCGTCCGGCGCTTTCAGCAATGGTAATCAGCGACTCCCCGATGCCCTGAAGGGTCTTTTGGGTGTCCTCGTCCTGAGTGAAGGCAATGAATGCGGCCATGGCGTTAGCCATCGACTGGCCAAAGTTGCTGATCCAAGTGTTGAGTTGGCTGCCTTCAGCGAGACTGGCCTTGATCCACTGGACGAACGGGTCCAGCCCCTCGTTCACGAACTGCTTGAACGCTGGGTACAGCCCGTTGCCAATAGAAATCTTGATGTCGTTCACGATTCGGACAAGTGAGCCAAGTTTCTTGACTGGCTCCTCCAAAGACTTGGCATACGCACCGGAGAGTTTCTTGCCTTCTGCCAGGGCGGCGTTCAGCACCGCCTGTGTTCTCTCTGCGTTGGTAAGTGAATCGGTCGCCTTGCCTATTTCGGCGGCGTATTCGGCTACGGCTTGCCCCACCTGAACCTGAACTCCGGCATTACGCAGCAGCAGTGAGTTTTGCCGGGCAATACCGTAAATCAGCCGGTCGAGCGTGGCTGACGAGTTGCTGTTGGAGATGACGGCCGCATCCTGAGCAACTCGGGCCAAGTCCACGGCCTGAGCAGCGTCCATGTTGTTGCGAATGAACTCGGCCAGGGTGTTCTGGGCGATACCAAGTTCGATGCCGGACTTTCGGATGTTGTGGGTGAATGTCTCTATCTGGTCGCTGCTGTACCCGACCCGGCGACCAAGCATGTTGAGAACGCTGGCCATCTGCTCGGTTCGTGCCGCCCCGAAGATGGACTCTTTGACAAACGCTTTGAGGGCAAACGTGGCCCGCGTTACGGCATTGGACAGTTGAATGCCGAATGCCACTGCCAGCGTGGTCCTAACGAACTTGCTGAGCCGCCCACCAGCACGTTGGGCATTCCCGTAACTTTTGGTGATGGAGTTTGCAGACTGCTGGGCGCTGTTGGCCAGCGCCTGCATTGACTTGGCAGCCTTTTGAGTCTCACGAACCCAGACGGTGGCATCAGCGGTGATCTGTGCGGCGAGATCAAGCCCTGATGTTGCCATGGTTACTACCTACTCTTTGCTGCTGCCTTAGCCCGTTGTCTTGCTCGCTCCGTTTCCCACGCCACAATCCGGTCGTAGCCCGCCCAAGCCACGAGTTCCATTGAACTCAGCGGCTTGTGGCTTGGGCTTCCGTACAAGAGTTCCTCTACTGTTCGCCCTAGTCGCTCAGCGATGACGAACAGGTAGCGGTACTCAGGGTCTTCTAGGACGCTTTTCCCGCCTCATCCACCGCCTCAGGAGTCAGCCCGGAGAGTGCCATGGCCTTTTGGGCCACCTTCTCAACCGCTGCGGCTGACTTGTTCTGAAGGGCGCTGACATCATCGCCGCTGAATACCTGTTCCCCGCTTTCGGGGTCGAAGACAGTGGCGATGAGGATGCGGGGGTACAACTGCTCTAGGTCAATGTTGCCTGAATCGTCCATGGCGCTGTTGAGCATCTTGCTGCGCTCGGCAGCGGTCATGGTGCGGACCTCTACATCAACATCCCAGATGTCAATGTGGACAGTCTCCTTGCCGATGTCGTCGGCAGCAATGATTTGATCCCTGAGGGACACGGGGTCACTCTCCTCTGTTTGTGGTTATGGGTACTAGGCGCGGGTAACGCCGCCGGTCTGCTGGAAGTCAGCAGAGAACGACACCTTGTCGGCTACCGGGCTGGACATCTCGTAACTCGTGCAGAACGCTTCAAAGGTGTAAGTGGTTGTGCCGCCGTCCGGCGAGTACACAATGGTGCCCGCAGAGCCACCGACAATGCCGCCAAGGACAACATCGTTACCGGTGGTCGCCGTTACATCCCACGACCCGCTGATGGAGCAAGAAGCGTCCTTCAACCCGGCAATGAACGCTTTCGCGTTATCCCCTAGGCTGGTGACCTCTGCTGGCTCGCCATTTTGTGTGAAGGTTACGTTGTCCACGCCAGTGATCGACCGGGCGGTGCCGCCCGAATCATCCACCGTGACCGTGGAGTCGGAACCGTGCTTGAAGGCCATCTCTGTCGCTCCTTATGCTTGTTTGGCCGAAATACGCCCGACCGAAATGATCGGCGTGATAGTACCGCTGCTGTATCCACTAGCAGCGGAGAACTGGAATCGCAGGTACTGGTTGAGTGTGCCTGATGTCGCCCCAGCAATGCCGGACGAAAGCGCCCCGGCTGACAGCGAGGCTTCAATGGTGGTGAGGTCTGACCATGAGGAACCGTTGGTGCTGTGCTGCACCTTGATCGCTTGGGCAGCATCCGAAGTGTTGGCTGTGATGTGCCAAGCAATCAGATAGCCGCTAGTGCTGGCCGCACCGCTGTTGACCGTTGTCCCGTCCACGGTAGAGCCAGCACTGGGAGTAACAGCCGAACCGGTTGTGAGGCTTTCGGCAGCCCAGGCGTTGGCGTACACCACTCCTGCGGTGCCACCGTCATGCCCGCATTCCCAGTCGGTGCTCACTCCAACAACATCGGCCACCGGGCTAGAAACGTCGTAACTGGTAAGTCGAGCATACGCTCCCTTCACCCAAGAACCGGCCGCCATGGTGTACGGGACAACAGTTACAACTGACGGGTTGGCAGTGGAGTTCAGGCCATCCAAAAACTGGTCAAACGTCTTGGTGGTCCCGGTGGGGTCGATGTCGGTAGACGCCTCATACAACCCGCCCATACTCAGGGTTCCAGAGGTCAGCCCTTTGATGAAGGTTTTGCTGCTGTTAGTGAACGTCGTAGTTTCCCCTGGCTCTCCGGCTGAAGCGATGGTCGCTTCGTTCAGGTACGAACTCAGGTTGTATGAGTCCACAAAGACCTGGGTGTCTTTTCCGTGATAGAACGCCATTACTGCTCCTCCAAGATGCCTTGCTCAATCCAGGCGCGCAAAGTGCTAGTGGGAATCTCAGAAGCGATCTCTCCCGCAGCCACATACACATAGCCGCCGTCACGAGTTGGGTATTCGATGTTGACGGTGGCTCGGTACGCCTTGCTGCTCCGACTAGCCTTGCTGCTGCCGGTCCCCTTGTTGCTTGCCATGGATTTGCTCCTACGAACGGGCGCACCCCACTAGCAAGTGACAAGGGAGCACACCGGCTCACGGCATCACAGACCAATGGGGACACGAAGTTCACGAAACTATAAAGATGTATGTGCTGATGCTAGTTCACAACACCTTCGGGCCGGAACTCGCCTTGCCGATTTAGCCCTTTGCACCGCGGGCACTTGATTTGCCAGGGGCGGGAGGTGACCTCGGCCAGCAGTTTCTTGCACCTCCAGCACCTGACCATTTCGTCTGTGCGCGTGGGCCGCTCCCCATAGGGGTCTTTCACGACAGGGCCTTCATTACCTGAAAGTTGGCAGAGAAGATGGTGTTGAAGTTCTCGTCTCTCTCCAAGAACTCAGGGCTGCCCAGCGCCTGAATCCTCAGATAGTTCACGCTGGACAAGGTGTCGTTGGATACGTTCTGGACTTGCTTCCACACCGTGTCGATGAGGGAGCGCCCGGTGCTGTAAGAGGCGTTCCTGACGTACAGCATCATTCGGGGGTTTTCCAGCACCGGCTCAGAGTTGGCTCCGTTCATGGCAAACATCGGTACGTCGGTGACCGTTTCAAAGATGGCAGCACAGTCCCCTGGAGTGTCGGGCAGCAGCCCTAGAAATAGGTTTGTGCCCAGAGTTAGGCCGGTCACGTTGGTGCCGATGTAAGTGCCAACCTCATCAAGAAGCGCCATCGCCATCCCCCTGTTCAGGACCATCAGAGGTGTCGTACTGCTTCCAGGCGTTTGGGTTGGTGACCCTCTGCGACTTCTTGATGTCAGAGATCGCCCTGGCGAGGTGCTGCTCCAAAATGCGCTTGGCGCTAGCCATGTGCCCCACAAAGGGTTTCTCCAAGTACTTCACCTTGCCCTGGCCGATGCTGGGCGGTCGATCATGGACAATCCGGGCGTATGGCTCGCCGTACCCCAGGGTGACGGTGATGCGGCCACTGGTGTCTGTGGTGGGAGGCAGTACGGTGCCTGACCTCATCAAAGCACCTGTGTCAACCGGGACATAGTTGCGCTTTGAGTCGGTCATAATCATTTCAGCCGACCGATACAAGGCTGCTGCAATCTCACCGTTCAAGGCGTTGTTCAACGAAAGTGTGTCAATCGTCTTTGTGTCACCGGTGATCTTGATGCTGGCGCTCACCGGAACGTCACCACCGTATGGTCCAAGCCGCCTACCTCGGTGTGGACCGAAACCGTCTTGATCTCCGGCGCTGATGTGTCGGGCAGCACGATCTTGTCCTTCACCCCGATGGAGGTGTCGGCAATGTATGCCCGCACGGGATGAATCTGCTCCTCCACCATGCCGGAGTCGTCAAGCGTCACCGGGCGCTCCACATAAGCGGAGGCGGTGCGGCTAGAACCGTATGACCTTTCCCCGTAGTTGTTGAACGCAGAGTACGGATGGATGGTCACCGTGTCCGGCATGAACGTGCTGAGTTGCCTGTCAAGGGCCATTGGCTACACCCGGCTACACATGACTACACCCGGTACTGATACGGAGTGTACTCGTTGTCTGCCGAATAACGAGGGTTATCGGTAACGCCCTTGCGCCCAAAGATCGGAATGCGGTCGGTGTCCTGCATCCGGGTGTCATGCTGTGATTTCAGCCACCCGCTCAGGTATGGAGCAACCGGATCGACTTCCTCGTTGCGGGCGAGGTCGTTGGCCAGTTCCAGATACTGGCGGTACTTGGCGCTGAAATCGGCTTGAAGGCCGCCGATTGACCGACTCATCAGCCGTGCATACTTGGCCGCAACGGCACGGGCCGACTCGCTAGCGGCCCGAACGACTGTTCCCTGCTTCGTGATGTAGTAGTTGATCTCCTCATCGGCCAGCAACTGGTCGTTGCTGTCGGTGTCACCGATGATGAGGCGTACAGCATCCTTGCTGGACGTTGCAAGGACCGTATTGTCGTAACTCCAAGTCATGGCGCACCTCTATATGCCATAGTAGGTGCTTCTGAAAGTGGGGCGTTAGCCGCCTACTACGACTTCTTAGTGTTGGGCTTTTTAGGCTTTTGAGACTTGCGGGTGGGGGTGGGCTTACTGGCTGCCTTGGTGGCAGTCGCAGGAGCCTGAGCGGCTTCCTGAGCCTTCTGCACATCCTCCAACTTGATGATGCGCCGGTTGACCCCCTCAACACGGGTAGGTGCTGGGATGGGGACTCCGACGGCTAGGACTTCGAGGTATCGTCGCTCCACCATGGTGGACACCCGGTGGGCTGGCCACGCTTCGGTGTTGACCACCTCACCACGCATCAACTGGTGGCCAGTGGCGTCAAACGGACGAAGGCAGACGGCCCAGGTCGTGTCGGGGGACACGGCACCGGCCAAAGGATCGGACACGGGCATGGTCACTTACCCTTCTGGTTGTTAGTTGGAAGAAGGAACCCAGGTGATGTACGCCGTGCCAGCAAACGAGCCGATGGTGCCCGTGATACTGCCGGTGACAAACGACCCGGAAGCCACGGCACGAGACAGTGCCCCGTTCGTGCCACCATCGTCGGCAGAGTTGATGACCTGAGCCGTAGCCGTGGTCTTGCCGTCGATGAGCGTGTCATCACTGGTCGTCCCGTTAGCGGCGACCCCAACGTCAATGGTGGTGGTCGAACCAGATGCTGTGGTGATGTCGATGATGACACTCTGAACGATGATGCGCTGGCCGGAAGCATTCTCCCAGGCCAGGGCACCACCGGCACCTGTGGCGGCGGTCATTGTGATGATCGAAGTGCGAGGTACAGCAGCGCCGTTGTCGGCCTTGCTGTCCTCTACGACCAGATCGCCAAAGAGTCCCTGACCCTGGGTCAAGCGGTTGTAAGACATGGTGTCTTTGCTCCTTGCGGACTAGGCGACGGCGTTGCTGAAGAAGTACCCCAGGTCGGCGCTGATGACCTTGTTGTCCCAGGCCATCTGGCTCTCAATCCGGTCACACCGGAGTTCCGGCATACGGAACCGGGAGATGCCCACGGTCTGGCCCAAGCCGTCCGACACGCCCCGCCACTCAAAGGTGTAGCCAGCGGTGGGGGTGAGGATGCCGGGGTTGGGTGCGACGTAGCAGAGCAAGGCGTTCTTCCCGGCCACGCTGGTCATACTGACCGAAGCGCCCTCAGCGGCGGTGTTCTTGACCGCACGGGACACCAGCACACGATCCAGGCCAAGCAGCCGGGCAATCGTGTCGGTGTCCACCGTGTTGGACGAGGTGTACTTCACCCGGTCAATGATGTCCGGGTGGTTCCGCAACTGGCGGTAGGCGTCGTAGCCCAGCACCAGAGTGTTGGGCAGCATCCCGGTAGAGGCAAGGATGGTGGCCTTACCGGCCTCCACATCCTCAATCGGGTCGCTGGAGGCGTAGGACGACCACTTGGTGAAGTCTGTTCCACCGGTCTTGTCGGTGGTCCACACGCTGGTGGTGAAGAAGTCGGTGGTCCACTGGATCTCCCGGCGAAGGAGCATCCGCTGAGTGATGAACTCAGTGGCGTCCCGGTCGGGACTCAGGGGAGCGTCAGCGTTGGCACGAGTCTGATCGTCCACATCCTTGTGGAAAGCGTAGACATCAGCGTTGTAGGTAGCAGTGCTGAGTGTGTACCCGCTACCGGCCGACGGCGAAGCCGGGGCACGAACAGCGGCCTCGTCACGGAACCAGTCACCCTTGGTGTAGACGAAGTACTTGTCGCTCTGCTTCTCTACCGGGATCGACCGGAAGACACGGTTAGCAACGAAGTTATTTTCGCTTTGAAGGAAAGCGAGGCTAATGTTCGTGAGAATCGCATCAACATGAACATCTGAGGTAGTTGGCTGAGGCATCGGTTATGTCTCCTTAGGCAGCGCGAGCGCCGCTCGGGTTGAGGAACATGGTGGCAGTCTCACCGGCCGACGCAGCCTCAATTGCTACGCCCATGACGGTCACCGTGGTGTCAGTGCCTCTGGTGATGGCATCAGCCTGAGAGTCAGCCGAAGTGCCGATGACATTTCCAGCGGCCAGGGTGCCGTCAGCGACCACCTTGCTGATACCAAAGATGGTCACCTCGGCGGCCTGGCCGGAGGTCGGGTCGTTCTGGAGAATGCCAATCGGCAAGTCCGTGATGGCGGTGCAAACATTCACCGTGGTAGCACTCGCCAACTTGACGAAGTGGTACTGTTTGGAACTGAGGTCAGCAGCAGCCGTCAGGTTGCCGAACTTCAGTTGTGCGGCTTCATAAGCCATGGTTAGCGAGCCTCCTTCAAGTAGGCGTCGTAGAGAGTCGGGTCTTCGCTGACCGCCTTGGCGATGGCGGCTTCACGGGTGAGCGTGGCGTCCTCAGCCTGGTACTGCTTGGCAGCCTGTTCAATGCGCCCCATGCCGGAGTCGGCATCGAACGAGGGGAGAGCGCCAATCTCGTTGAAGGCAGCACCCTGCTTGATGACCTCGTTGGCAGCATCCAGAACCTGAGTGAGAGTTGCGTAGTGCTCCTCGTCCATGCTTTCGGCAGCCGCCTTCAGGACAGGGCCAAAGTCTTCGGCGCTAACCGACAAGCGGTCGTAGCCAGCGGCCTTAGCGACAAACTCTCGCTCCAGACGGTGGTCCCGTTCGGCCTTGGCAATCGCCTCGGCGGCAACGGCTCGGTCTTCGGCAGCCTTGACGAGTTCAACAACGGCGGGGTCAGCCGACTTCAGGATGCTTTCTTCCGTCTGAGCATCACGCTGGGCCAGTTCGTCAACCTTGGCCAGCAACTCGTTGTTGGTGGTTTCAAGCGTGTCGATGTAGTCCAACATGGCAGCGATCTCATCGGACTGCTTGCTCATGTCTTCTTCCTCGTCATACTCGTCCGTAACGGCGTCGTCACGACCAGGGTTCTTGGGATGACCCTTATCCACAGGATCATCAGTAGCCTCAGATTCGGCATCCAAGGTGTCGGCTTCTGCCATTGGTGTGTCTCCTTTGTAGAGAACGACTTTGCTGAGTTGATTGGCGGGGCGGGTAACGAGACTGATCTCGTCAAACTCCATGTCCGTCAATCTATTCCCGGTGGAAGGCATACGGCTGCAATGATAGAGATTGGTGTAAACACGCTGCGAATCACGGCACGGAATAGGCCCATTGCCCTATTTGCCTAGCCCGTCCAGGCTGCTCACTCCATTAGTTTGTTGAAACTGGAGTGCCGCTGGCTACTGCCTCCACAAACATCTTCAAGGCACTGTCGTTCTTGGCTGCACTCGGAGTGATGTAGTAGACCGCCCCACTCTTTTGGCGCTTGCCGACCTCAGTGGGGTCAAGGAATGCACCGTCCGCATAGGAGTAATAGAGGTTGTCGTCTTTGCGACGGTACTCAACGAACTCCCCCAAATCCCAAAATGCCTGCTGGTTGGTGGAGCGAGACAAATCGGCTGCCTCTTTGTGCGAGTTCACAACGGCTGACACATCCAAAAAAACCCACTCTTGACCACCGCGCTCGCCCTTCCAAGCCCCTACATGGGCATTGGGGGTGCTCAAAGCGCCCTGGTTCTTGGCAATGTACTCTCTGACCTTCTGCGGCCCAGACCTCGCCCACTCATCTAGAGAGAACTGGGCTTCAAGTTCTTCAAAGGTGGCTACTGCATTGCCGGAGCGGCGAAACCTGCCACGCTTTTGGTCAAACGTGAACCCGCCATTTGCTGAGGCAAGTGCTGCGAGGTGCGACGCCCCGCCATACATTGACGCTGGAAGGTCGCCGGAGATGGTGTGCGCGGCACCGGCTGTGGTGAACCGCCCCAACTCGTCGTGGTACGGGTTGAACTTGCGGAGCAACGCAGCCTTCCTGGCAAGCCAGTCTGTCTGGCAACCAACACAGTGTGGCTGCGCCTTGCCCACCTTGGCTTGAATGCCCATCTTGTTGGCGTAATCATTAGCGTCACGAAGCACCTCCAAAATGGGGATGCCCACTCGCACCACTTTCATGGTCAGGCCACCCAGTTTCCCGTCGTCGCTAGCGTCCATGCCCACCACTGTGGCCCAGCGGTGGTGGCCGTCAATGATATAGCCGTCTCTGCTGATGAACACCTCGCCAACGTCCAGATCAAACTTGCCTTCTTTAGCAGCCTGCAACATCCCGGCCACCTTGGCTCCCACCAACTCTGACTGGCTGGCTTTCAGGTGGGCCGCCTTGACGGTTTCACGAGTGACCTTGACCCCGCGCTTCTTCAAGTCTTTTACATATGGCTCGGCCAGATCGACCTCCCCACGCTTGTTACGCGGCATCTTGTCGGCTACTGAGTCTTTGATGGGGTCGCCCTTCAACTGGGGCATCTTGATGCGCGGAATCCCCTTGTGCTCAGCGCAGAACACGTTGGTGCCCGGCACCGACACACGGCACAAGTCGTATGTCTTAGCCTTGTCGCCCCTTTCGCTGGCCTCTCTGACTACGTTGCGGAGTTCCACAAGCAGTGTGGACACTTGCTCCACCGACTCCAGTTCAACATGCTTGCCATCAGCCAGGTGACGAATCGCCTCATTGACATCAGAGGTCTTGATTGGGTTGCGCTTACTACCAGGCTTATCAGCGCCTGCGCTGCGCCCCGTTTTGTTGGCACCCTCGGCCCCCGTAGTGTTTCCATCAGCCGTAGTGAACCGGCCGATGTCGTCGTGATAAGGGTTGAACTTCCTTAGGTGCGCTGCTTTACGAACAAGCCACTGCGTCATGCCTACAGAAACTCCACAATGTCTCTGTCAGCGATCTCCGAATAGTCCAAGCCGCGCTCGTCTGCAATCTGCTGCCACAAGTCGTCAATGGTTCGGACACTGCTGCGGTCATAACGAGAGGTTCCTTCAGGTGCAGCGATCTCATCGTAGAACCTGTCCACCAACTGGCTCGCCACAGAAGCAATCACCTTGGGGCGTGTGTCGGTCGTCTTCCCACGGTCCCTCGCTCTTTGGGCGATGGTGTGAACTAGCCCCCTCATGTCTGCTAGAGCCTTGTCGTCAAATGCGTCCCAGGCGTCCAGCGAAGCGTCGGGATCGTCCAGCCCTTGCTTGAGATACTCCTTGTTGAGCGCCCGCACTTTTCTTATCACTCTGGCGTGATTCTCGGGCACGCGTGTCACAAGGCCCATTAGCCTCGGTGCCCCAGCATTGGTGCTAGTGCGCTCCATCCCGCTAGGGCCACCGTCTCTGGTGCCACTGCCACCCCCACGACCACCGCTGCCCTCAAACCCCGCAGTAGTCACAGCACTGTTGGCAGTCGTAAACCGCCCAAGTTCATCATGGTACGGGTTGAACTTGGCTAGCGCAGCGGAGGCCAATGCGCGGCGCTCGCGCTCTTTTCTCTCAAACCTCTCAACCATTCGCTTGCGCCCTTCACGCTCCTGGTCTTCTCTTTGAGCACGCGTGATTCCTGCGCTAACCGCCACTTCTCTCACCTGCCTTACTGTCACTTTCTCTCCCGTTTTGAGCGAAATATTGTTGGCGATGCGCCTGTAGTCGCGAGAGCCATACCTTTTGTGACCAGCAAACCTGTCGTCGGTTCTAATGGCGTCTTCAATCGTCGCTCGCAGTTCCTCCTCTGAGCGTGGCTTGCTCCCCCCAAAGCGAGGGTGGCTCTCAGCAGCCCCCGCACTTCCCTCGGCTGTAGCGAAGCGCCCTAGTTCGTCGTGATAGGGGTTGAACTTGGCGAGGAAAGCGTTGGCCAGCGTGCGCCGCTTCCGCTTCCGCTTCTCCCATTCTGTGCTGTCCACATGCACTTCAGATGGCGTCGGCTGCCCTTTCTTGAAGCGTTCGATCTGGGCAAGCCGCTTTTTGGCCTCAGCCTCAGTGTCGTACTCCCCCATGAGCCTCCCGCTTTCTGAGTACACACACCAGCGGCCATTCGGCTTCTGTCGAACCACCTTGCTGATGTCACTGCTGTTCTTGCCGATGTCGGTGTAGCCGCCGTCTGGAAGGTCGATGCGCTGACGCCTGCCAGTGCCATGGACTGAGAAGCCCACATACCCACCCTTCTTGACCTGATCCCACACACGCCCATCATTCACCCTGAACCCGATCCACCATCCGGTGGGGACGGAGCCCGGCCTGATGCCAAGAGCATCCTGCTTCTCTTTGGTGAGCACGATGGATTCCACCAGAGTGGACACGCCCTTTTGAACGTGCATCTCTCCCCCATCACGCGAATGGAGAACGTAGTGATACGCCGCCTTCTCTAGTTCGCTTTCACTGTCGATGAAGTCGTCCTGGCGATCCAGCAGCACGAGGTCGTCGGCTGTCTTGATGACATTGGCCCAGCCAAACACCAACTGCTGGTCGTCTTCAACTTTGACAATATCGGCCCTAATCGGCTTCATTCGCGACCGTCCCTGGCAACAGAAATACAAAGACGCCCGTATGTTAGTTGTCTAGGCCCCTTTCAGGAAAGCCTCTGCTGGCACGAACCGAAATACCGGCGTGCCATTCATAATGGCTTGCAAGCGTTCAGTCGGAGCATCGTCAGCGCCATACCACTTGCCCCTGGCCTGGATGGATGCAAGCGGGGTGGGTGGGTATACGGTTCCGTTGTTGGCGTTCACAATGTAGGCAGTGTCTTCAGGGGTGTTTGTGTCTTGCACTACATAGAGCGAGTCTCGGTGGCCCAACACTTTGATTGTCACTTGGCCATCTCCTCAATAAACCGGTCACGAACTGAGTCGTTCAGGTTGGCTACGTCGTAGTCACCCTCCAAGTCGTAGCCAAAAGAGTCGTTGATGACAACCGGCCACTTACGCTTGCTTATCAAGTCCACTGCTGCCAACAAGGCATCGCTCGGACGGTGGTATCCACCGCCCGTGTCCAGCGAAACCACATCGGTGCTGATGTTGAGAGCGCCGTGAACCTGTAGTTCCACATAGTTGCCTTCCTCAAACTCCTCGCGCACATACCCGCTGTAGTCCAGCCCCTCCCTGATGGCTCCCTGCACCCCCGGCAAACGGTCCAACCTTAACATCACAGTGTCGGCAACTTCTCGCTCCCACAAAGAACTCCCCTGCTTAGTGTTCGCCATGGCTAGGAGCGCCCAGTTGGGGAGAGGAGACTCTTGCACACGGAACGCTGTTTGCATCCCAAAAGAGTCGCCAATGGTGACGGTTGCCCTACTCATAGCGCTGGGGCTAAGCGCGAGCCGGTACTCGCCGTACTGCTCCACCTTGCCGTCCCACTCGTCATGTTCTGAGGTCCGTAAGTACCCGTACACTGGCCGCTGTGTGTTTGTGGCCCCCTGGGGAACATTCATCCCAGTCTCCTCAATAAACATTCGCCGCGCGTTGTTGAATCCCACACTGGATGAGCCGCCCGCCTGAAACCCATTGAGGTATTCATCCCCAACCACCGCCTCTAGCAAGTCGTCACTCCCCACCCTGATTGCTGGTGTGGCGTAGGGGTCGTCAAGTTTGTGCCGGACGGCTGATGCAATCTCAAGCCCTAGTTCTTCGGCGGTCGGCACAACCCCCAACTCTTGCGCCCGATCCATGTCCACATCCACCGTTCGGCCCCCATCGTGGATGCCAGTCACTAGCCCCAAGGCCACCAGTGGGGCTGCCTCCTCTTCCCCCACGCTCGTCACATACCGCACCAGTGTCTCGGTCACCAGAGATTCATAGTCGGCGATATCCACATGAAGCGACTGTTGCACTAGTTGCTTGAAGCCAGCAGCCTGCTCCTCGGTCCACACGCCCGGCTGGTAGTCCAGGCCCGGAATGTCGGCTGGCTCGTCAAGTGTGCGTTCGGCGTCCGCTTCTCTCAGTTTGTTGTACCACCTCTGTCGGCGGTCGATGTCTCGGATGTAGCCCTCCCAATCACGCACTTCCAGGGAGGCTTCTCCACCATCAAACAACTCACCCTGGTCGGGGTCACGCCCCATGGCCTCAAGCGCCCTCGCTCTCAGGCCCGACTTAGGGTGGTAATGAGGGCCGCCCGCAGCCCCAGTCACATCCTTGTCTGCTGTGGTGAACCGCCCCAACTCGTCGTGGTACGGGTTGAACTTGGAGATTGAGGACGAAAGTCCTAGAGCAGCGTAGGTGTCGTCGGTGCGCTTCGGCCAGTCTTGGTTTTTGATGGAGTCGTCGAAGTTGACTTTTGGCAGTGTCATGTCTCCAACACCGTCCTCCCCACATTGTCCGTGTAGGCAATCGTTTGAGCCTCAAAAGGCACCGTGCCATCCACAATGACCTCACCTTCTGACAAGCACCCCCACCCTTGGCTTGCCACCCCCACAATGGCACTGACTGGCACTTCAGCCTTCACGACATAGGCAACCTCGTCTGCTTCCACCCCTCCATAACGCATAAATGGGATTGCTGCCGACAAAGACCATGACCAACTGCTAAGCGGCGATGACGCGTTGACAACCTTGCTGCCAAGTTCAGAATAAGGCGTCGAGCGGCTCTTGGGTATTTGGACCCCCCGGTAGAGAGTGACCGTTTGCTGTGGCCCTCCGACATCTTTCATCGCTTCCTGTGCAAGACGCTTAGAGGCTGCCAGATACGCCTTGTTGGCAGCACTGCTCATGTGGGCCAACGTCATCACACGAGCAACAAACTTTTCGTCAGAGGAGGCAAACAGCAAGGTGGAAGCGTTCCTCACAGCCTGAGAAGCCTTGATGGGGCGTGACATGCTATCGGCCACGCTGCCCAAGTTGTGCAGGATCGCGCTCTCCGCTATCTCCTTACCGTTTTGGTAGTCGTTGTCGCTGAGGCCGTAGAACACACGGCTGCTGATCTCCTCATCAGACCAGCCAGCCTCTTGGGCCGCTGCCAGTTGGAGTGCCATGGCACCCTCGGAATGATCTCCGGCCGTTTGCGACCAGCGGCCGTGTACTTCTTCCACCAATGCTTCCGCGGCTTCCATCCCAGTGAGCCAGTAGTCCGGCTCCCAAGCGAGGAACATCTCGTTGACGGCGGCCAGTTCGTCCGGGCGCATTTCAAAGGCAGTGTTAGCAATGCCCTCGGCCTTGACTCTTGATCTGGTGCGCGTTGACAGGCCCACAACAGCAGTGGAGTTTGAGTTACGTTCGTTCAGGTCCAACTCAACTGTATAGGTCAGTCCCGCACTGAGATCCCCAGGCTCTCGCACCCAGTCGGTGTAAGTGACGGATGAGCGCACTGCCAGCGAAGGGCCATGTGCAGCCAGCAGTTCGGCTTCCCTTTGGCCCCAGCCCAGGGCGGTGCTAAGGATTTGGCTAGCGGCCAGCCTTCCCCCGGCTTGATCCGATGACGCTGTTGCCGCCCCAGTGACATTGTTGTCGGCGGTGGTAAACCTGCCCAGTTCATCATGGTAGGGGTTGAACTTCTTGATGCCCCCAGCCTCAATCTTCCCCCCCCAATATCCCCACTCAATCAGGTCATTGCCTCCACTGCGAATAGTGTGGGCTGGAACTTCGGCAGAAAGCACTGCCCAGTTCACTCGGGAAGACACCCACATCCCCTTCCCGCTTTCATCATCTGGCCACACTGCATCAGCGTCAAAGTATTCATATACTCGGTCCTGGCCGTGCTGCTCGGCATAAGAGCGTGAAAGCGCAACCCAATCTCCTGAGTTGATCGCAGTAGTCCCCGGCGGGACTGACCTATAAACCGTGACGAGAGCGTCTGGTCGCCCACGCGCATGGCGAATAGCACTCAGCGTTTCCTGCTGTATGGCTCGGTCGCCAAACATATACAGGCTAGGGCTTGTGTAAACATCGTCAGGGAACCAGCCGTCGTCGTCCAGCAAGTCGTAGAGCGGTGCGCTGTCAGCGGATGGCTTGTGCATACCTTGGTAAAGGTCGCTGGCCACCCCAGTTACGTCTTTGTCCGCAGTCGTAAACCTCCCTAGTTCATCATGGTAGGGGTTGAACTTGGCAACATCGTCAAAAGTGTTCACTTCGTTCCCGTAGTTTGAGGACGGCAGTGGGCCACTTGGCTTATCGTTCTCTACATACATCACTGTGCCGTCTGGATTGGGCAAGTACGACCCCACCTGCTCGACAACAACAACCCACTCAACACCCTGAGTCTGTTCTCCGGGTGCATAAGTCTTGTGGCCTCGCCCTGGCTCTAGGTAGTCCTTCCACCCGACTACCTCTGGGTCAACCCCCTTGGGCTGAAAGCGGTCAACGATCTTGAACACACCCTGGGTGATGTGCTCAATAGAACCGTCGAAGCGCCACCCCTTGTTGGGTGCCCACACTGGGTTGGGATGGACCTGTGGGGCACCGGTGTCGCCCACATAAGACTTGGCCCCAGGCTTTAGGACCACTAGCACTTCCGGGGCACCCTTTTCCCTGTCGTTATGCGTAAACCGCATAGCCATGCTTGGGTCAGGGCTAAATGCGGTGAGTGCAGTCCCATATTTGGTGCCGATGGGTGCAGACAACAGCGGAGAGGCACGGTCAACATCAGACATCCCACGATGGAGCAAGGGTGAGGTTTCATCAGCCCCTCCAACTGCCCTCATGGCTTCGTATGCCCTGGCTACAACGCCCCCAACTGCTTCGTCAACAGTCGTCTGGGCACCATAACTTCTCGACCAACGCCATGCGTCATCTCTTTTCTCCCCAGCCCTAAGGCGGTCTAGGGTCACAGCATCAGCCGCATCGCGTTCACGCATTGCACTGGCGTCGCCGGTAGCAATTGTCTCGCTAAGGGCATCGGTGACATGCTCAACAGACTTTGGCGGTGGCAGCCCTACGATGGCTGCTGAAGCGTGGCGCAGCCGATAGTTGCCTTCCCAGTAAACCCACTCGTTGTCAAACCGGCCAAGCGCCTCCTCGGCTGAAGCGGCCCGTGTCTCCAACTGGAGGTCACCATATTGAATGGTGTACTGGACCTCGCCGCCAGCGGACTCTTGCGTTATCGAAGCGCCTTTGCTCCTTAGCGGCGTTCTGAACAACTCACGCCCTTGAGCGCTCCAGAGTTCCTCAGAGCCAGCGACCGGCGGGAGGTTTCCCCCTGAAATCGTAACGGCATAACGAGCAGTGGTGAACCTGCCTAGTTCGTCATGGTAGGGGTTGAACTTAGTGACCACCTTGTTGCGTTCTCGGTCATACACCCATTCGTCTGCGATATACGTCTCGCCAGTGTTATGAAGATGCTCGGCCATGCCCGCACGCCGGTCGTCTTCACGGCGCTGCCAGTACCGGGCTTCTCTTTGCTTCAGTTCAGCGTGCTGAGCCGCGGCATTAGGGGTGCCCACTTCCTGAACAAGCCGCTGGAGGTCATTGTTTGGTGCGGTGCCCAAACGACCCAAGGCATCTCTAACTCCAATGGTCCAGTGTTGTGTTGAAAAGCGCGGCTTGCCCAAACCGATTCGGTCGTACCTTGGGATGTTGGCCCACACGTCAATCGTGGAGTCATAGGGGATTTCACGACTATGGGCAGCCACTCGGACCGTAACGTCCTGGGTCTCAGTGCCCACACTCACATACTCAGCCTCAGACACTGCTGACTTGCTGTGCCTCGGACTGAAGCCGTGGTCTTGGAAGGTGCGCTTGATCGCGTTCACAAGACCCTCTGGCGTCCCGTCAAATCCCTGTTCGGGCACTCGCTGACTGCCTGTCGTGTTGTTAGCGGCAGTCGTAAAGCGCCCTCTGTCATCGTGATATGGGTTGAACTTCACAATCGGCAACGGGAGTCCCAGCGCCTCATAGGTGTCTGGCGTGCGCTTCGGCCAGTCTTGGTTTTCATCCGTGGCATCAAGGTTGATGGTGGGGATTGCTTTCCTCAGGCTCCCGGCTGGTGCTGGCCTCCCCGCCACACCCTTAGTGATGTCACTGGCTTGAGTGTCCACCTTGGCAACGAAAGAGTCGCCGTTGACAACCACCTCACCTTCAACAATGCAACCGAAGCCCTGTGAACTCACACCAACGATGGAACTGACTGGTATCTCTGCCCGTAATACAACTCCTTCTTGGTCGTAACCCACGGCAAACTTCCGTGCCGTGGGGCGCGACACCGACCACGACGACAGTGGTGACGACTTACTACGGATCTTTCCCCCTGTGACAGCCTGCTCGCCGCCGCCGTAAAACTCATCACCAAATAGACTTGCGACAGTTGTATACACACCCCTGAACAGGGTGATAGTGGGGGTGTCGCCAACTGCTTCTTTCAGGCGCTTCTGGCTCACCCGCTGGTTGGCTGCTAGCACCGCCTTGTAAGCGGCCCCCAACAACTCACTATAAATAAAGGTTTGGGCAGTCACAGTGCCTATCGCTCTTGGTGGCGCACCGACAACCGGGCCAGCGACAGCAATGCTCAAGTAAGGGCTAAGTGTGTCACCCTGCACCACCGTTCTTATGGCTGCACTAGAAGTTTCGTGGTCAAGCAGTCCCGCGGTGTTGCCCCCAGCGTTCGCGATTACCTGCTTGGCTATCTCACGACCCGCAGCCACCACATCGTTTGGAGTTTCACGAAACACCCGGTTGGAAATCTGTTCGTTGTCCCAACCCTGCATCTCTGCTGCTGCCAACTGTATTGCAAGTGCGTGTGGATTGCCACTGGAAGTGGCAGCCCACTGGCTGTGCTGCCTGGCCACGAACTTTTCAGGAGCGTTTGATGTTGTAATAAAGCCGGTCTTTCTGTTGCCGTAAGTCCCTTGATCTAGTTCTCCGTACAACTCCGCCATGGCCTGCGTACACGCCGCCCGTTCGTCGTCGGTCATCTCATCAGCGATGGCCTTAGCGCCCCGCCGCTTGATTTCTCTACGCTCGCGCCGAGTGACAACAACCTCAACCTGCGCCCCACGCGTTTGTACGCCCCGAGTAACGGGCTCCCAACCGGAAATAAACTCAACAGCACCGGCAGGAGCGTCTCTAAGCAACGCCTTGTCAGCACCAGATAGTTTGCCCAGTGATACTTCAGCCATCGAAATGGCAACTCCCCGGTTGGCCCTCATAGCATTACCACTGGTGGTGACTGCTGCGTCCGCGGTAGTGAACCTGCCCAGTTCGTCGTGATAGGGATTGAACTTGGTAACTGCGCTGTAGACCACTGGCGTGGGGCGGCCATTGCGCTCCACCAGTTGCAAGATGGATTCGCCATCTTTGGGGCAAGTGCCCGTGTTGGTTACAGGGGCAGCAAACCGTTGCATCAACTTGTGAACTGCTGCCGGGCGCGACTTGTTTTCTTGTGCAGCCCCCTTCCTCAACTTGCTTCGCCACTGAAGGTCGTCACGCCTATCCATGGCGTCGGGCGGTGTGTAGTCACCCCACGACCCGCCACCTTGGCGTGAGGTCCGCTGCTGGGCTTCGTACCACTGCTTGCGGGTGAACTTGTACTTGCCAAGCGGCGACAAGTAAGCGTCGTTGCCTACCTTGACCACCCGTTGCATTGGATCGGCCTGTGTAGTTGGGGTGTGGCCTCGGCTCAACCCGTACAGAACCACTTCTCCACAATCAAAGTCAGCGACCTGAACAGCCACTGCTCTCGCACACTCTTTGCCTAGCACTACCCGCAAATCTCGTGAATAGGCAGGCAGCGACTCCAGGCTTAGTGGCCCATCATGGGTGGCAAAGCCCGCCTTTGTGACTTCAAGCCCGCTGCCAAACATCTGCTTGAACTTGACGATGCGTGGCGCTCTCGCCCGGAACAAGACTGCCATCGTGTCAGCGAACTCGGCCCCTGACATGGCAATACCGGTCACAGGGTTCAGTTCGCCACTTCCGGTAGTTTCAACCCTGAGCGAAATCCCCAGTGCTTCGTAAGTGTCAGGTGTCCGCTTCGGCCAGTCTTGGTTTTCATCCGTGGCATCAAGGTTGATGGGCAGAATGGCTTTGTGAACCTCTCCAGCCGGAGCAGGGCCACCAAGGCTTGCACTCTTTTCAAGATCGTCGCCCATCACAATGGCATCAAACGAGTCGCCATTCACAATGACTTCGCCTTCTGAAATACAGCCGAACCCGTTGGTGCTTAGCCCCACGATAGAACTGATGGGCACCTCTGCCTCTAGGACCACCCCTTTGAGGCCAGCAAATGTTTCAGCAACAGCCCTAACCGCTGACCATGACGACAGTGGGGCCGACTCACTACGGACTTTGGTGGCCGATGGCAGCCGGTACTCAACATGGGTCGGACTGTGGACCACTCGCTCCTTGTCAACCATCACCCCGCGGTACAGCGTGATTGTTTTAGCATCGCCCACTACCCAAGGAAGGTCGTGGCGTGTAGCGCGCTGTTCTGCTGCCAATACAGCCTTGTTGGCTGCCGCAGCAAACCGATGCTCCACCAGAGCCATGGCCGCAATCTGTGGCGTCACCGGCTGCATCCAGTTGGACGCCATGACCAGGCTGTCCTGTGGAGGCAGGTGCCGGTTGACAACTTCTTCCTGCCCAGCGCTACTCATTAGCGCCCACGGCGTGGGGTCTTTCTCAACTTGTGACACTGCCTTATCGGCAGCGGCACGAGCCACTTCCATGCCGCCTGGGTCTAGACCACGAAACACTCGGTTGGCGATCTGCTCACTGTCCCACTCTTGCATCTCCGCTGCGGCCAACTGGAGGGCCAGCGATTTTGAGTCGCTATCTCCTGCTGTTTTCGCCCACATATCGTGGCGTTCTGCAACAACTACTTCTGCCAGGGCCAGCGCATCATTGTTCAGAGTGTCACCCCACTGACTCGCACACACCTCTATTTCTGCGTCAGTCATAAAGCCAGCCACCCATTCGGCACCCCCATCCTTGATCTCTGCGCGGTCCTCAACTCTAAAGTTGAGCGCGACGACACCATCGTCGCCGTCATCGGACAGGCTGCCAACAGCAGTCTCCTCGCTGCCATCAAATATGATTATGTCGCCCTCGCGTGCTTCTTCAAGCATCTTTTCTTCAAGCGGGTCTAGTTCCCGACCGCTCATCTGCACGCCCAGCATGGCCATAGCAACAACCAACTCTCTGTTGGCGGCAAAAGCGTCACCACTCACACTGCCGCCCCCACGGCCGCCCCTGCCCTCAAACCCCGCAGTAGTCACAGTATTGTCTGCGGTCGTGAACCGCCCAAGTTCATCGTGATAGGGGTTGAACTTCACAATGTGCTTGGTGATCCCTGGGAATACCAGGCCCATAGCGCACCGGCATTGTGGGTGAACGTCGGTTGGTACATCCACAGGGCCAGTGTCAGTAGCCCAAGGCTGGTGTAGCCCGACCAGCACGCCGTCCATGGGAGCACACACTGGACACGTTCGCTCGTCCTGGGCTGTGATCCAGACTCGCTGTGTATCGGCTGGGAGCAACCGTCGCTTCTCTGCCTGATCCCAGAACATCTGCTGGCCGTGGCTTCGTGCTCTGGCCACTTCGGTGCGCGCAACCATCTTGGCCCTATACGACAAGAGCCGGTTGGCATAGCCGTTAGACAACTTGGCTGCCTGGCTTGGCGCTTGCCCTTGGTTCAGCAGGTTTTGCTCATACCTTTGGACCGCCACAGCGTGCTGTGGAAGTAGCCCGACATTGCGGCGAATCTGGCGCACCAGTTCATCCCGGTGCATCCCTGTGACAATGGCTTCTTCAACTGTGTCTGCGAGAGTACGCATCGTGTTTGACTGGACATCTACAAGAGTTCGGTTTGCCAAATCTCGTGCCACAGTGATGACTGATGGCTGAGTGACATCCCAAGCCGTCTCAAACCCGACTTCTTTGGCAGTGATGGAGCCAGCGCCCTTCACGGCTTGCTGTACCAGCCGGGCGATCTCGTCCGTATTCATGGACAACTGTTCGATACGAGCAGGCAAATCGTCGGGCACGATTTGGCCCTGCTGGAGTTGGCGCATCATGGTGGGCAAATCTCCGGTGCTGGAGAACTGCTTGATCGCGTCAAAGAAGGCGCGCCGCACCTTCCGCTCCATAGTGTCGGAGTACGCCGACAGTGCCTGGAGGAGTGCGGCCCCACTAAAGCGCCGGGGCATGGCTACTCCTTAGTGTTGGGTGTGGGCTGCCGCTGGGCAACAGGCTCCGGTTGCTTTTCGGCAGAGCGGGCGTTGCCCTGCCCTGGCACACTTTGACCCGGAACCTGGCCTGTGCGCTGTTGACGAGCAGGGAGGCTTGCCACTTGCCGGAGGTAGTTCTCCAGTTCGTCGTCTGGGAACAGGGGCACTCCCGCCCCTGCCAGCACCTGAATGTAGTTGCCCAACTCCCCCAGCGGCGGCGTCTCAATGTCCCCGTACTCCAGCGTAGGGAGCCGGGTCATGTCGAACCCGTTCAACTTGAACAGGCGGGGAATGGCGTACTCGTTGAAGACGGTCCTGATGATCTCCAGCCACGTTCTGAGTGATGTGGCAAAGAGGTCGGTCTTGTCTACTGAAAGCGCAAAACTGCCGTGCTGCTGCTGCCCCAGCAGAATGAAGTCGGCCAGGACAGAGGTGGCAATGCGCTGGTCGTACCGCTGAATCACTGTGTTGGTGTCAAACTCTCTGGACCCGCCAGACGAAAGCAACTCCAGCCGGTACAACTGGTGCCCGTTCTCGTCATAGATCGCCGGGAGAATCACGCCTTCTTGCTGATCCCGGCGAATGTTGGACACCATGTCTTGGTAGTCGGTGAACACCGACTTTTGCCCATCCGTAGCGTCACTCCGCATGATCTGAGGGTCAACGTACATAACTGGGAACCCAGCCAGATCACGTTCGATCCCAATGGCCTCGATTTCTTCAATCCGCTTCTTGAAGTAGTACGGCCGGTACGCAGTCCTAAGGATGGACCTGCCCTCTGGGTTGTTCTTGTTGGTGGAGGTGCGGAATAGAAGCGCCTTCTCCATGGGGATGTCCACAAGGTGATAGTGCGGGGGAGGCGACTGGCGCATCCCCAAAATGCCACCCTTCTCATCGAAAATCCACTCAATGCGGGTTTCCTGAGCACGGACGGGAATCTTGCGCCAGCCCACCCGACCATCATCAAACCGACTGCGCTTGCTGGAGTCTTCTTGACTGGGGCCGTTACGGTGCTTGTAGACAATCTCGTGGTATGACCACCCAAACACCAGCATGGACAGAACCTCTGAGATGAGGTCTTCCCAAGAGTGGCTCATGTCGTGCATACACGAATCGACAAAAACAGCGGCCATCTCGTCGTCATGCTTCTTGGACTTGGACTGCACTCGCCACGCCACCTGGCGCACCAGCCGGTCAATGGCGAACAGAATGGCTCCTACCACGGGGTCGTTGTCCCGCATCTCGCGGTAGACCTCGTTGGCTCTAAACCCGGCGAGTTGGGGGAGGAACTCCTCGGTGACAAAGCCTGCCGAGCGGCGAAGCCCTGTGAGGCCCGTTTCATCAAACGGGTCGAACTTTAGATCAAACTCTTTGCCGTCGTACCCAGACCGTGCTGGGCCAGTGCCACCATCGGCACCGGTAGTGTTTGGGCTAGGCACCTATTGCTCCGATTGGTTCTCATGGGGCCGGACGGCCAGCACAATAACACATGAGAGCGTCGGTACTCGCTCCGCTGTCAGCACCAATGTGGCCCCAGCGTCAGACCTTCCAGAACTCTTTGGCCTTGACCTCGCCGTCGTCGTCTGATCGGAGAACCCTCATCGGTTCGCTCGGATGGCGCGGACCTGGGCGACGGTGGTGAACTGTCGCGGGGGGATGCGCTGGTCGTTCATGCGGTGATCCATGACGGCGCGGACCGTCGCCCACGTCACTCGGCAGATCAACTCCTCCACGGCCGCCGCTTCCCTCAAAACCAGCCGTGGTGACCGCATTCCGGGCGGTTGTAAACCTCCCACGCTCATCGTGATAGGGGTTGAACTTGGCAACGTGTTCGGCTCGCCGCTTCAACCAGTCAAACTTTTTCACTTCCACAGCCCTTTTCTTAGTGGTCCAAGTACACACAATACTCGGCTGATACCCCGTGCTTAGGGTGAACCATGAGAAGCCACTGCGAAGGGCGTCCCACTGCGGCCAACTGCTCCTGAGCGTATGTGTTGTGACTCTCCGTGCTGCCGTTTACCCGTGCAGTAATGGTGTTCAAGGTAACTCTTGTCGGCTGGTGCCAGTGGCCGATCAAGACCTCGTTGAACTCCTCAGGGACGCCGCCAACGGCCCAGCCCCAAGTCTTCTTGGCCAGCCCGTAAAAGGGAAACCCCCCAAACCCGCCTCCCCTGATCTGGTCACCATGGGCTAGCAGGAAGCCGTGGTCCCCGATGCGGTCCACCGCGTACCATGCCCGCTCGTCTTTCTCCCAGGGCACATACCAAGACAGCCGCTTCTCGCCACCCATGATCTGACGGCAGATGTTGTAGAGCATCCTGTCTGCGTTGCTCTCGCCGTTGTAATCCTTTCGGGCACGCCCGCCCAGCGAACCATGGTTGCCGATCACTCCGACGACATGAACCGACTCAAACATCGTCAGGGCACGGCGCAAGAAGTTGCACAGGATGCGTGGGCCGTCAACCGTCATCTGTTGGTAGAGCGACGAGTCGATTAGGTGCGCCTGGCCAGGGAAGATCATCTCCCCCTCTACGATGTCCCCCAGCAGGTAGACCTTCAGGGTTTTGATCGGGATGGCCTCTCGGTGCATCCCCACAATCGTTTCCAGTTTGTCGGCATAGCGTTCAATCCGCTCCTCGCAGATTTCACTGCTGTACCCCGGAGTTTGCTTGCCCAACTGCCAGTCCGACAGCACTGCCACGGCGACCTGTTCGCCCTTTTTGCGACTGTCTTTCTTTGGTGCGGCTACTGGGGGAATCGTGAGTCCTGAGGAGGCATCTCTGGCAGCCCGGTAGACGGCTTCGACCAGTTCCTCCCCCCGATCTTTTGCCTTTTGAAGTTGGCGGGATAGTCGCGCAATCGTGCTGCGTAGATCATCCACTGTGGACGCTTCATTGAGACTGTCTTGGAAGTCAGCCACACCACCATCTCCTCAGGCTAGGTGATTTTTCCCTGGGTGCGCCAGCGCCTCACGGTGCTTTCGCTTACATCGACCCCCAGGTTTTGAAGTGCAGCCGCAATCGCTGAGATTGTGTAAAGCCGATTCACTAAGGCGTGTTCTAACTCTTGGCGTGAGTCTTCGTCCAACACCTCTAGAACGACATCCACCAGAGGGCGTCTTCCTGTAGGGGCACCAAGTGCCTCAGAGAAACTACTGATGGTGCAGGCCCCTTTACGAGAGGTGGTACACGCTACCGGACAGTGCGCCAGAGCCTGACACGTCGATGTAGATGCCGTTAGCCAGGCTGATGCCGCCGGGGCCGAACCAGTGCGAAAGAGCGCCTGCTGCCGACACTGTGAACTCGTCAATGACCGTTCCGCTGGCTGCCGAATCGTTGTCGTAAATCTTGGCCGTGGCCGTGTTGGAGCCTCCAGTTTCCCGCACTGAGATCCCCAGGTATGTGCCCTTCGTGGTCAGAACCGCCTGATCCGACCCGGTGACAGTGGTCGGCGTTGCGCCAGACTCGTATGAACGTGCCATTAGTTTTCCAACTTTCCTAGGCGGGTTCGGGCGAAGGTCGTGAGCACGGTCACGATGGCCGACAGCCCGGAGATGGCGGCGGCGTGCCACGCCTCCACCCCTTCAATGGCTCCGGCAGCCATGAGTGTGCCGCCTGCGGACTGGACGGCGGTCCAGACGAGGCGCTCGGCAAGGTCACGAAAGTTGATGTTGCTCATAATAGTTAGTCCTTTGTCTCTAGATGACGATGATGCTCGTCATGCTTGGCGGTCCAGACATGAAGCCCGTCCACCTCGGTGTCGATCTTGTCTACTTGGCGGCTCACATGACCCAGAAGTGAGGAGTTTGAGTCATGCTGCTCGGTATTCTCTCTCCTAAGCCGCCGAATGCCAAACCATGCTGGGCCTCCCATGATGACAGCAACGGCTACAGGGGTGAGTAAATCCAGGCCACGCATGGAGGGGCATTGTACGACACATAGCGACTGGTGAGCAAAGGTGCGGACTCTCGCTATAGCGACTTCCACGGGCTGTCACGAACTCCAATGTTGGCTGGGCTAAGCACCGGCACGAAGAACTTTCTGCGAGTGGACCACGCTAGTGCTCCAGCAATGAACGTGTCCGGTGGGTGCCCTGACCCAAACAAGTCTTTTTGAGTGGCGTACTTGTGCTCGTTATGTGCAAACTCAATCCTGGGGCCACGCAGACTCCCTTGTTCAATGCCAGCAATGTATTCCGTAAACGTGGCTTCCCGCTCCCGGCCTCTGAGAACCCGATCCACAACTAACCGACGGTCGTATGCAATGAGATCGTCCACCACATCGCCCAGGCCAGTCGCGTCGTGGACCAGCGTCCCTCCGTAGTGCATGAGCCTGAGTTCAACGTCAGCGACCATGGCTGGCCACGGCTTTCTCCCTGTCCGTTTGAACGCCACTTCAGTCCAAGGCTCTACATCTGTGCGGAACGTGCGAATGATCGTCCAGTCCCGCTCTTTTGCCCAGTCCACTCCTGTGACATAACGGCCGTCTTCTTGCGGCTCCTCAATCACAATATCCTCGTCGAGATCGCCTGCGAAAATGCCCAGGCTGGGGTCGAACGCCGCGTCAACCCGATCCGTGTCAATGGCCCGCCCCTCAAACGACGGCTCTTGCAAGTCATACTCGGTGTCCCACATTGCTTGTGAAACTTCCATGCGCTTGCGGTCAACCATGGACTGCTTCAGCCAACCGCCCGGCTCCAGTGACTCTCTCCAGCACCACTCGTACACCGGCCAGTCCTTTTGGTTAGCCCGACGAAGAATCTCCGTCATGGTGCCGTCGGGGTACTGGTGCGTGCTGGAAACGACTGTTTGAGCCTGCAAGCCTCTGGCATCCATGGGCTGCCCCTGCGACGCCTCAAACAGTTCAATCTCCATCTCGTCCACCTCATCCAGCCGGAGCCGTTGCGGGTGGGGACCGCGCACCGACTTCTGCGAAGCCATGAGTGCATAGATCCAAGCGCCGTTCGTCAGTTTGGTGTTGAAGCGAGTGGGGTCGTCTTTCAATAGTGCTACGGGAGCACGCGGCTTTTCCCACAGTTCGTGAGTGACTTCGTGAACACGCTGAGACTGGCTAGCCGAACCACCCAGCACGGTGACCTGCGCCCCCAGGGTCACGGCTTCAGTAAGAGTCAAAATGCCTAGCAGGGTGGACTTGCCGCCGAAGCCACGCGAAGCCTTCCAGACAGAGATGGGCGATCTGCCGAAGAAGGCGTCTGCAAATGCGTCAAACGGTGCTTTGTGCCCCGGACACTTAGCAGCGCGGGGAATGTTGATCCCCCAAACGGCTCGGACGAAGTACCACAACTCGTCGTCATCTTGTGGTGCGCGTGCGGCTAGTGGCATTGCCCGCTTGCCTCACAGTTCGGGCACACCCCGTCTCGCTGCTTCAGCAATCTGCGCCCGATGTACCAGCCGCAGTTCAGGCAACGAGACAACTTGGGCTTTTGGCGACGAGCCGTGTTGGCCGGTTTGCTCGTTATTGACACGATTCGCAGATGTCGGCGTTCTCCAGGCCGCACTCCAGCGGGGTGTCGTCCTCAAACGGGTCAATCGTCGTCGTGAACTCGGACGGGGATGGGTCGGGTGTGTGGCTCTGGCTCATCTAATGGTGCCTCCTCAACTACTTCGGCCTCTACAACATCTTCGGCCTCAATCGCTTCCCGCATCGCGGCAATGTAAGCGTCTTTGGAGCCGTCGGCCACCATAACCGTTTCGTGCGGCCCGGTGGTGACTTCAATCTTTTCGGCGGCGTTCAGGCCGTAAAGGCGTTCCATCCGGTCCATGACGGCCAGGGCCGAATGAAACGCTGTGTTGTCTCCCTGGTTGACCTGTGGCCACACCAGCATCAGCATGTGCTCTAGCCGCCCGTAGTGGATACGCCTTAGTTCGTTGGCGTTCTCTTGCAGCGACTTCTTGATGGCGTTGTTGACTGCTTTTCTGGCACTGTCAGCAGAGGCGTAGCCCAGGTTCTCGGCAATCTGCTCATACGAGGCACCAGCAAGTTTGAGTGCCGTAGCCCGCCGTACTCTTTCTCTGCTTGAAGTGCGCCTGGACACAGTTTGAGGGTCGCTAATCACGATCTCCTCACCGTCGGAGCCGTCGTTGATGATCTCACCTTTAGGAACCCTGTCGGCTATGTCGCTCATCAACACATCCCTCGTGCCCGCATGATTTCATGTCGGGTCAGCGTCATTTCGTCATCCTGGCGTGCCCCGCCCCTTCTGCGCCGTTTGGCGCTTGCGCCGCCGCTAGCCCCAGCCCCTTCTGTCCTCTCTGTCCCACTTGACTCCCCCGCCCCCTCTGGCCCTGTAGGAGCCTCCGGCTCCGTTTTTGAGCAGGCACCCGTCTCAATGCTCCGCATGGCCTTAGAACGACTTGTAGCACCCTCTAAGGGGCTTTCTTGGGCACTCTGCTGGCCGCAAACGGCATCTTCGTGCATTACGCGTCCTCGGTCGATTCACGGCACCATGGCGGTGCCTCGCGGCGGTCCAACCCTAGGGCACGCCTGCCTCTCGGGCGAAGCCCCGGCCCCAGCGCCCCCACTGGCTTGGCGGGTTGCTTCGACATCAACTCGTCAAGGCGCTCAAACGCCAAACGGAACTCGCCTGCCATGGAGGAATAACGTATCGCACGGGGTCAAACCGCATTTTTGGTGGCCCCAAACTTTTTTTTACAAAAGTGTCCGTAGCGCCCCTTAGAGGTGGCATCGGTGGCAAAAAACCCGAGCAAAGCAGGCCGCCATGGACACCGGCCCAAAATCTCCGCCCAAAAAAATCTGAAAAACCAGAACTCACACACGGCAGGGACAACGATCCACTTTTGCCTTTCGCCGCTAACAATCTTGGGGGGGGGGTCTTCGTGCCTGGCTCGTGTTTGTGCTGGTCAGGGGCTTGTTGCTCGGGGTTTTGACCACCTGGCTGTGTTTGTGCTGGTAGGGAGGCGGCCTGTTACGTCTGGGGCTGGAGGTGAGCCTGAGGGGGTGAGGGCAGGTCTTCTCTTTCCGGCCAAGTGTCGGCGTAAAGCATCTCTGCGGCCAGGGAGCAGATAGTGACCTCACGGAACGCTCTAGCGGCCTCTGGGCACCTGGGCAGGTTTCCGTCTACAAGCATCTCTAGGGCACTGGAGGCGTCTAGGAGTCGTACAGCAAGCCCTGAGTGTCCGGTTGTAGCCACTGATCTCCCCCACCCGGCGTGGTAGCGGGCTATCAGGCTGTTGACGAGATCAGGGGCATGTGCAGAAGGTGGTACAGGGCTGTCTGCCTGCTTGTTCAAGCCCTGTACCCCCAGCCACGACAGGAGGGCGAAGTTGAACCGGGTGGCCTCACTGTCGGCCCTGCCCTCTAGCAGCCGCTCCCAGAGCCTCAGGGTGAATGTGTTGATGCACGACCAGGGCGTGAAGTGGTAACCGGGGTGTCCTAGCAGTTGTAGTGCCCTGCTCCCCCGCTCCCACTGGGAGGCTAGAGATTCGGCTGCTGCTGCCTGTAGTTGCTTGTCTTCCACCGGATTCTCCCTCCAACTCGGGGAGGCGTGAGGACGGCTGACTGGGCTTCTAGGGAAGTCTTGCACACGTTCTCCCGCCAAAGCAACGATTAGTAAACGTATCGTTGTGGGGTCAGGCTGCTGGCCTAGTGACGCCTGGTGATGTGCTCTGGATATTTTCCACCTGTACTCCTCGACTCGCTAAGTTCTGGCTCTATCTAGTCGAGAGAGTTCTGTCTCTGAGTATGAGTTTGTTTCTAAGCACAAAGGGGAAAGACTTTTGGCTTCTCTCCCGCCGTTACCTACGGGAGACACGAAAAGAGAGGTGGCTCTGCGATACGTTCTAAGCGGTGATCGTTGTCCTCTACGCTCCTCCTCCCGACCTGTACCTTGGAAAGTGCGCGGAGCAGGTGGCAGCACTACGGGGAGTGTGGCTAGGGGATCGCATTGTCGTAGTGACAGATTACGTTCCAGTGAGAAACAGTAGCCCTGCTCCCCGCACCACTTTTGAAGTGCGTGAGGGTGACCTCGTAGGGGTAGACAGCATCGTGGGGTTCATTCACTCCCACGATGAAGGAGAGCACGAAGCAACAGAAGCCGACCTCGCTGGCCTACCAGCCGCCATGGTTGGCGGTGTCTGGTGTAGCGGTGAGGTGAGTTGGTACACCCGCCACGGTGTAAAGCAGGTGTACGGCGTTCCCCGCTGTGATGGCTCCTAGGCTCGGGCCGGGCGCTTACGCTTTGGCTTGCGCCCCTTCTTCTTAGGCTCCTCGTCGTCAGAGGTCGGCCTGGGGATTCTCAACGTCCTCGTGGTCCGGCGCTCACCTGAGGCACGGCGTGGCCTCTTTGGGCCTTTGTTCCGTGACCCTCCACCTCCGTTTGCTCTGGCCCCAGACACGACAACTTCGCCTGCATGGCTCAGGTCAACTACTTCGATCTCGTTCACTGATGGCTCCACGAGGCTACACGCTGCTGCACCATGCTATGTGACGCCCTCCGGGCTAGCGAAATCTCCATGGTGAGCAAGCAGGGCGTCCATGATGAGCGAGCAGACACGAGCAGCGCCTCGGTTGGTGTCACCGGTTGGGTCGTACTCCACAAGGTCAGAGGTGACGGTGTGGCTATCAGTGAGGGGTAGCGCCCGTATGGCACCTAGCAGTTCTTCCACCATGGCTCCTCCACCCAGCACCGGACACGGAGTTGCCCAGCCAATCTCAACAGGTGCCAGTACATCAAGGTCTACCGATACATGGACTGGCCCGCTGTCAGGGATGGCGTCATGCCCCCAGGTGGTCTGAGCACCCCGATAGTTGAACCATGTGATCCCCGAAAGCAGCCCTGCACCATCAGCAAACCTCAACCAGTTGCCATGGTCCATGAGGCTAGGGCTGTGGGTGATGTCGTACCGGTCATGGTGAGCATCAAAAAGAGCAAGGTGGACTGGCCCCTCACGCTGCGCCCGTGCCTCCAGCACCCCATACGTTAGAGAGTGATCTCCTCCAAGCACCATGACGTTCTCGTAGTCGCCAACCGCCCGGCTTACATGGTGCGCCGTCCGTATGGCGCTGGCATGGTTCACTGGCACCTCAGCAACTCGTGGATGGTAAAGACCCTCGGCGTTGCGTGTCGCCAGAATGGCGTGCGGCCCCTGGTTGGTTCCGGTCCCCTGGCTGAAGGGGACGAGCAAGATTAGAGGAGGTTGGGGTTTCGTCGGCTGGCTTCCCATGAGGCTCCTAGTAGTTCCATGCGCGTGGGCAAGAACTCTAGGTGAACGTCAACACCATGTAGCCACTGCCTCACCTCGTCCCAGCGTGAAGTGCGGCAGTAGACAAGCAGGTTTTGGATCTCTGCTCTGGCAACTTGCTTCCGCAACATCTCTACCCAGGACTTGCGCGCCTCGTCTTCGTCATGGGCGTTCGTCCTAGTGCGCGACACAATGTTTTGAACCTGAATGCTTGCCCAGGTGAGTGGGGTAGGTAGCGACCCTAGGGCGATGTCCATGAAGTCGTCCTCGGCTCTCATCTCCAAGTCGGGCATGACTCTGACTCCGGCCTCTTGCAAGTACCGCCCGATCCACCGCGAACGGAACAAGGCGTGCAGAGACAGAGCACGCGGCATGGCGTCCTGTGAGTAGTTGGGCGTGATGGCGTACTCAATCTGAGAGTTGATGGTTTTGGTCAAGTACTTCTTCGGGTTGTTCCACCAGCATTCAAAGTATTCATCCCAGGTGTAGAAGGAGAGCATGATTTTGCTGAGGTCGTCCATTCCCGATGTGCTGTCGATGCCCCAGTTGTAGAGCCAGTATCCGTCCCACTCCATGTCTCTTGTGGCACTCCCCGCCCAGGTCGTCAGAGGCTGGGGGAGTTCTTCAATCATCATGTCCGTCCGTAGCAGCGGGATGTCCCACTCGCCATACCCCGGCCACACCATGTCCTCTTTCAGAGTCAAGATTCCCTCTAGGTCAACCTCACCGTCGCTTTCGTCGGTGCCATTGTCACCATGGTTGGCGTTTGGCAACTCGGCCAACGAGTCGCCTCCCAGGAGTGCCCCTTCTCTAACAACGTGTGAGGTAGCCGCAATGTCGCCCAAGGTGTCGTCCATCGTGGCCATGAGTGCGTCAACATCGCTGGCGTTGTAGCCCGTTCCCACCACATCGTCCAAGCCTGACAAGAGTTCTGCCAACACCGTGTTGTCATACTCAGCAAAATCACTGGTTCGGTTGTCAGCCAGGACAATGCGAGCCGCCTCATCATCAGCAACATCGACCATGACTACGGCGATGGTGTCCCACCCCAACAGTTGAGCGGCTTGGTAGGTGTGGTTTCCGGCGAGGATCTTGCTTGTGCTTTTCTGCACCACAATCGGCTTGAACTGGCCGTTGGCTTTCAGTGACTCAGCAATGGCTTGCACATCGCCCTTGCGCGGGTTCTTGTCGTATGGCTGGAGTTCTTCCAGCGGCACCGTCCGTGTCTCAGTGAACAAGGCGTCGGTCATAACTGCTCCCTTTGTTGCCTGAAACGCAGGCGCTCCCGCTCAGTCATGGCACCTGCAATGCCATGCTGAAGGCTGTCCTCAATAGACCAGATGCGGCAATGGGCAAGAACCGGGCAGGCGGCGCAGATTTCCTTGGCGTCACAAACGCACTGTAACCGATCACAGCCAGAAGGGTGTTGGTCGCATCTGGTACTACAGCGGTGCTGGAAAAACAGGTCTGTCTTTCCTTTGCACGCCGCATAGTCAAGCCACTTGCTCTCCCACCACAGAGCATCCGTAGATGGCAATGGCGGCAGCGTCATAGAGGTCTTGATCGCCACCTGCACGGGCGTGGAGAGTAGGCCATCGTAGTTGTACGGCAGCGCCAACCTCTGGCTTAGTGGCGTTGCCTCGTCCGGTGACTGACTTCTTCCATGATGAGACATTGGCGCTATGCGTGAAGCACCCGCGGTTGTGGAGGGCACCCTGTATGGCCCCGGAGGTAAAGGCTTGCACCATGGTGGAACGGAACCCGCCTCGGCCCAACACCGGCCACTCTACAAACGCATGTCTGGGGATATTGGCATCCCATGGCAACGAGTCCAAAAAGTCGTGTGTGGCATCCCACCCCGCGGCACAGGCTATTGGACCGGCTGGCCCCAAGCGTGGATAGGCAGCAAGGTGAAACTCGTCTTCATGGATAGCCACAAACGCTGCTCTTGTAGAAGCAGGATCAACTCCCACCACAACGGCCTCTGGCACCCCAATCATCATGTCTCGCTATCCGTGCGCCAAATCGGCTTCAAGTTTCGCCATGGTGATGCGTCGGCTCCCCAGGTCTATGGCTTTGGCTGCCATCTCAGTGAACGTGCGGAGTTCTCCTGTGCGGAAACGGTACGTCTTGGTGCCTTTCATCACCACGCCGTCGGCCTCAGCCCGTTGCAACAGCATGGTGAGTTCCATCGCCCGGCTGTAGACGGCATTGGCGTACTCCATCAGTGCCATAGGGCCGGGTTGAACCGGTGGGTCGGAGTGCCCCAACAGCACACTGGTGTACTCGTCTAGTTCGTCTCTCATGGCTGTGACCGACGGGATGCCCTGCTCAACCCGAAAGTGCCTGACCCCAGTCGATGGCGTCTTCGGCGCTGACGGCGCTGAGACAGACATGGGAGTAGGGGCACTTGGTGAACGTCGAACCCTTACGGACTTTGCACTCATCTAGAACCTCCGGTAGTTCGTCGTGTTCGATGGCCACGTTCAGACTGGCCAGGATGCCAACGATCTCGTCAATCGTGCTCTCATCCCTGTGAACCTCCACTTCCAACCAGTTTTGTGTGGACTTGTCCTCGTACACCACCACCGCTTGGTCCAAGCCAGACGCCAGGAGGTAGCCATGCACCTGTTTGATATGAGCGGGGAGCGCACCATGGTTCTTGACGGTGCTGAACTGACTGGTCCCTTTCAACTCAAACATCCAAACATCTTCACCAAAGTCGCTCACCCCATCCATGGAGCCAGTCAGGCGGTACTCCTCCATGGCCACCCCAACCTCCACGCTGCTAAGCACCCCCGCCTGGAGCAGCATGATCTGCCAGCGGGCGTGCCTCCAAGTCCCATCGTTGAAGATGTTCTGGAGTTGCGGGTTGTACTCCTTCAAGCGGGGAACGTCGTAGTAGTCGAACACTTGCCTGCGCTCACACTGATACAACTGTGATGGGTGGAAGGCTCCGGCCCTGGTGCCGCCAGGGGCTAGCAATCTGAGAAGCGTTTTCTGCATCTCAGCATCAGCAACGACTACCCCCTCGTCATGGTTGGCTAGCCAGCCGGTCAGTTTGGGCGTGATCTTGCTCTGCTGCTTTGCCACCTTGGCGATCTTCTTTAGGCCACTCACGCCCGCCCTCCTTTGGACAACGAGCAGTACAGCACCATGTCAGCATCCCTAAAGCGCACAACGTACACCGGTCGTTTTTCAGCCATGGTCGCCTCCTTCCACAGCGAAGTTAGTTCTGTGCCCTTGATGGTGTGTGTCTTGTTGGCATCTTTGATCTCGTAGAGAGTTTCATGGTCCGACGCATCATGCTTGATTCGGAGCGCCCCCGATGCAGGGTGCGGCTTAGCCCCTAGCGATTTGGCCATGGCCTTCTCAGTCAGTCTCCCGTCCCGCTGTCTGCTTCCTGGCTGCCACGGGAACTCAAGTTGGCCAGGGATTTGGCCAGACTCTCCACCATGGCTGGATTGCTCGCCAACGCCTCCCGAAACTTCGCCCGCCCCACCACCGGGTCCATGGTCATCTCGTCTGTTGTCGCCCACCACTTTCTCCCTTCGTTATGCACTAGGCCGTCAATGGCCCCTTGCGTCATCAGAAAGCCCACGTTGTCAACCTCGCCACGGGCTAGATCGAAAGTGAACAGCACATCCTTGGATGGTGCAGCCAGTTTGCTCTTTTCCAATGTGGCCCGAATCTTGTGGGCCGTGACAACGCTGACGTTTGTCTGCTTGCCCTCAGAGTCATGGACCTTGGCCCCCTCTTTGACCTTGCCCGCTTTCCTCAGCGCCACCCGATGGCTGGCATAGAACGGCAGCGCCTTACCGCCAGGAACAGTTTCGGGGTCACCAAACATTTGGCCCACATTGAGGCGCGTCTGGTTGATAAAGATGACGGCTGTGTTGGAGTTGGCCGTGGTCAGTTTCCGTAGGCCAGTAGACATGAGGGCAGCCAGTCGGGCTGGTTGGATGGTTTCGTTCGCCAGCCGCTTGTTGGCCTCTGTCTGTGGAAGCGTGGCTGCCACAGAGTCCCAGACTAGGAGGTCGATGCCGTTACGAATCAGAACCTCTGATACGTCGATGGCTTCTTCACCCGACGATGGCGCTTGATAGATCAGGCTGCTGGTGTCCACGCCGATGTTCGTGGCCCACTCAGGGTCGTAGGCGTGTTCCGTGTCCACGATGGCACAGGTGCCACCCTGAGCCTGGCACTGAGCGATGGCTGACAGCCCCACATATGACTTCAATGTGGAGTACGCACCGAACAGTTCAGTGAACCTCCCACGCGGGACGCCGCCACCTAACAAGTAGTCCATGGGCAGCACGCCCGTTGGGATGGTCGTGACTCGCAGCGAGTCGTCCGACCCCAGCCGGACTGTCCCAGCGCCTAGCACGCTGTTGATCTCGGCAGCGATCTCCGTCGCCTTCATGCCACGATCACGCCGTCACCAGCAGTGGCCGCACCACGATGGACTGATGGCCTTCGTCCCGAAGGCGAGCCATGGTGCGAAGCAAGTCTTGGTTGGCAGCCAGATGGTGTCGGCCAGTGCCGTCCGTCAGCGCCCATCCAATGTTGGTGCCATCCTCATGCGAGATGCGGGCATCGTCTGAGGTGTCGTCCCACCCCGGTGCAACCGTGATCTCAGCCCCTTCTGCTTCTGCCGGAGGCGCTTCCACCGGCTTCTGTGCAGCCTTCTGTGCAGCAGCGATATGACCGGGGAACGGACCCTTTCCCTCGGCCCAAACCCCCTTGTGGTACTCACGCACCAAGGTCAGTTCTTCGCTGTAACGCGGGTCATGCTCGCACACCGACAAAAAGTGTGCGCCCGCTCGTGTCAGCGAGATCCTCCAAGTGCCATGGCTGGAAGTGTCCCAGCCGATGAGTCCGTCTTCCACCATCTTTCGGAGAACTGCATCTTTCTCAATCTTGGTGGTGCCGGGCTTGAACGTGTCGGGGAAGTAAGAGTGCAGCGTGCGGTAAAGGCGAGTGCGGCACTTCCCGTTGTCGTCAACGAACCGATGGCCGTACTTCCACCGAAGTATGGCCAGCATCAGGAGGCGGCTTCTCCCCCGATGGATGCCCTTGTAGAAGTTCTTGTAATCGAGGTTGGTGGTCATAAGTTTCCTTTCTTTTCATTCTGGGTAAACGGCGAGTGTCTTGAGCGCCCCAGCCTGTTGCAGATGCCGGAGTGTTCCTTTGAGAGTGCCGGTCTTCGACCACTCTCGGCCTCCTGTTACTGATCGGGCAGGGCACCTTGATACTAGGTCGTCAATACTACTGAATGGTGCATGGTCTGCGACACATTCTGCGGCAGCCTGTCCAACCCCCTTGACTGACTTCAGCCCCCGCCTCAATGCGTTCTTGGGCGGGTGCATGGTCCAAGACACCCCCGACTCGTTGATGTCCACGGGCAGCACTCTGATGCCCATAGCCCTGGCCTCCTTGATGTACTTCTGCTCTTTGTCCGACCCAGCAGTGGTTTCCAGCAACGCTGCATGGAACTCCAGCGGGTGGTGAACTTTCAAGTAGGCCATCTGATACCCGAACAAGGCATACGCCGTGGCATGGGCACGGTTGAACCCATAGGCAGCGAACCCTTCGACCAGCGACCATGCTTCGTTGATTTCGCTCTGGTCCATGCCCACCGTTTGGCACAGCCCCTCAAACTTCTCGCGGTTGGCCTGGAACGTCTTGACTGACTTATCCGCATAGCCCGCTATGGCGTGCTTCCCTTTGACGGCCTGCAAAAAGGCGTTCATCTCTGCAACGGGCATCCCCAAGTCTTTGAGGATGGCAAGCACCTGCTCTTGAAACGCCGGAACGCCATGAGTCTCCTGAAGGTGCTTCTTGAAAACCTCATGGGGGTACTGGACATTCTCAGGGTGTGCCCGATTGTGCAGGAACAGATCCGTGTACCCATGGTCACGGGTGGCTGGCCGGTAGAGGGCGTTGATAAGCACGAGGTCGGCCACTGTCTTAGCCTTCACCTCACGGCACCCCTGAGCGGCCGTAAACCCTTCAAGTTGGAAGATGCCCGTGTCAGGCCGCCCCTTTCTCAGAAAGGCCATGGTCTTCTTGTCATCCAAAGAAATGAATGATCTGTCGGAGCGTCCCAGCAACTCCAAACACCGGTGCATGGTTGTGAGGGACCGCAGCCCTAACAGGTCAATCTTGACAAACCCAGCATCCTCTACATCGTCCATGGTCATCTGAGTAACCGTCGTGTCAGACGAGGGAATCAGCATGGTCGGAATGAGGTCGTCCAGCGGGTAGTCGTCCTGGGTCAACACAAATCCAGCGGCATGGGCACCGGGTGATCGCCTAATCGGGATGTCAGACAGAGCCATCAGTTTGTGCGCTGCCTCTATGTCCACGGCTTCCAAATCATGGGCGTTCTGGACTCGGCCCAAACGCTTGGCAAATCCGTCCCCCAGCCTCTTACGCATCCCCGCCATGTACTGCACAAACAGCCCGCCCCGCCCTGTCTCGGCATCCAGCCCTAGCCGGTTGTAGGTGCCGATCTGCACGACTCCGTACTTGTGGGCAAGGTATTCGACCACCTCATCCCGGCGCGTGTCTTCTACGTCAAGGTCAATGTCGGGAGGGCGAATCCGATCAGGTGTCAAGAACCGGTCGAAGGTCAGGCCCCACTGGAGGGGGTTCACTTGGGTGATGCCCAGGAGAAAGCAGATCAGCGATCCTGATGCCGACCCTCGGGCCATGACCAAGATGCCCGCTTTGCGGCACCACTCCACATAGTCATGGACTAGCAAGAAGTAGTCAGCCATGCCTAGTTGCTTGACCACGCCCAGTTCATAGTCCAGCCGCTCGCAGTACTCGTCCGCAGTGTCCAACATGAGGTCGTTCATCGCCCGGTCGCACAGTTGGCGCAGTTTCCCCAGTGGCTTAGACGCCACCTTGGGAATGTGGTACCGGTAGTCGTCCAGCATGGGGAGCGTGAGTTTGTGCCGCTCCAGCAGGTCGCGATAAGACTCCTCCGCTCCAGACCAGATGTGTGGGAGTGCCTTGTAGTGCTTCTTCACCCATGGCGTGCTGGCCAAGTGGTAACTGTCTCCAGGGAAAGAGACATCTCCAATGTCACCTGAGTAGGCGATGGACTTCATAAAATCATGGAGGGGCTTGTGAGCCTTGTCGCAGTAATGGCAGTCCTGAGTGATGATGACAGGACGCCCGATCTCGGCAGCCACTCGCCACAGCGCCTCGGCTAGAAGGTCGTCGGTCCATTCATCACCATGGTCGGTGCAATGGTGTTGGATCTCCACATAAGTGTGAGGGAACCAGCCAGCCAACATCTGAGCCATTCGCTTGCCCTGCTCCTCGTCACGGACGATGGCTTGCTGAACAAGGCCGAAGTAGCAGCCGGTCAGCAGAGCGATGCCATCTGCATGGCCTTCACGGCTCATGGTGGCTAAGTCAGATAGTGAGATGCGTGGTTTGTAGTGATACTGCTCACGGCGATGCGACTGGCTGCACAGTCGCACCAGCGCCGAATAACCCTCACGGCTGAGGGCTAGCAGCGTCAGGTGATGGCGCTTGGCGGTCTTGTCGGTGATGTCATCAACGACATACGCCTCTAGTCCAGGGAACGGGAGCAGGTTCGCTCTGCGGCACGCCTGATACAACTGGAAGCAGCCGCTCATGTTGCCATGGTCGGTGATTGCTAGCCCCGGCTGCTTGAACTTCACAGCCTTCTCCACCATGGTGCCTATGTCGGCCATGCCGTCTAGGCAGGAGAACTCACTGTGAACGTGCGTGTGGAAGAACTGGCTACTCATGCTGCGGGGGTGTGAGCATCAAATCTCCTGAACATCATCGGGGTGGAAAAACGGTGAGTAAAGCGACTCTTGGACACTGCTGCGCCGGTCATGTTCCTGGCCTAAGCGTCGCCACTGATACGACTTCATGGTGCGCCGATACCCGGCCTGCCGCATGGCCCAATCAGTGATGTGGCGAGGGCATCGCACAACGGAATACCACTGCGGGCTAATGCCCTCCAGCCACCACATTGCCCGCTCCTCCGTCGAAAGAGCGCTCCGGCCACACTTACCGCACACCAGTACCTTGGCTGGCTTGGTGGTCTTGGATGGGCGGCGGCTCATAAGGTTCACGCTCTGATCGTTGGCGGTGAGCATCAGCCCCATCAGTCTTGCTCAACCGATAGCGTTCCTCAAACGGGCACTCTGGGTCATGGCGGTACAGCGTCCCGTATTCTGAGTCCCGCATCCTCAGCACGGTAACTCCTTGGTCCTCCAGGGCACGAAGAACAAAGCCCATGGTGCGTGGAGAAAGGTTGCCGACTTGCTCGCAGATTTCAGTCCACGACACTGTTTCAGTACTGAGCAGCATGGCTGCTACACGGTGTCGCTTCGGCTCACGGTTCTTGTCGAACGGGTTGTTGGCCTCGGCCATAGTGCAACTCCCTTGTGAATAATGTGGTGCCGCCAAGACGGACCTCGGCTGCCGGACGGAAACTGTTCCAGCGCCGGGTGAGTGAAGGTGGTGGGGGGGGGAGAGGGCTTCACTCACCCGCCCGCCTCGGCGGCACCACGACCTAGCGGATCAGACCTCAGCGATTTCGATGATGGCGTCAATCAAGTCGGCCTTCTTCACGCCTTCAACCGTGATGTCAAGTTGCGTGGCGATCCCACGAAGTGTCTTCAGTGGCATCTCGTCCAACTCGTCTACGTCGATGACCAACTCGTCATCTTCGTCCACATCATCATCGCCATCTTCGGTCCCCATGGTGACGGGCGGGTTGTCGAAGGGATCTTCCCCTTCAGCCACCTTGCGGGCGTCTTCCAAAACCTTTGCCAAGTCCAACAACTCATACTTCTGAGTGTTGATCTGGCTCGGTGCCTGAGGCGTGGCGTCGTAAGTGGTGTCCAAGCCAGTGCCGTGGCGATCCAGTTCGTAGTTCCTGTCCAGCAACGTGTCGAACTTCTCGTACTTTATCATCAGCAGGTTGGCCAGCGTCTTAGCCAACTTCAAAGGCAAGACGCGATCTGTCTGAATGTCCAGGGCGTTGGTCAGGTAGCGGAATGAGGGTCGAACGCCGTCAGGAAGCACTTCGCCCTCCACCATGGGGACGAACTGCTTGTTCTCGGCGTCATAATACTCCTGATAGCCGAACCACTCCTCGGGGTTGGTGAGGAAACGGACGATCAGGCCATCTTCGCCCACATGCTTGATATAGGCTCCGCTGGCAGCCCCTCGTTTGAGAGACGCCTTGACGGCTTCGATGCTGCCCAATCGTTGGCCAGCGATTTTGTCGGTCATGTTCTACATGCCTCCTTCAATAAGGGTAGGGGTTCTGAGGTATTCGTCACCATAGCAGCCACTGATGGCACTGGTGGGGACCAGCACTAATCTTCCTCGTCAAAGTCCACAAGGCTGGACCCTGCGATGATGTGCAGCACGCTGTCTGGTGACATCTCGGACATCACAGCGATATAGCCAATGGCTCGGCCAGCCATGGTCGCCAAGAACCGGCTTACCAATGGCAGTGCTCCGGTCGTGTCCATCTGGTCAATGGCTACCGCCGACGCCTCTTGGTTGTCGTTCATAACCGCAGAAATGACTGCCGCCACGGCCCGCACAAGATCAACAGTTGGCTCGTTCTCCGGGTAAACCTTCTCGCGCAGAAGGTCAGACTTGTTGGTGTGGCCAGCCGTCAACAGCGTCAAGACAGATGCCTGTTCGCCTTTGTCGGCAGCCTCACGAAACAGTTGGAGGGCCAAGTCTTCGTGGCCCTGCTCAATCATCTGATGGACAAGCGAGGCCATGAGCGACACTGCCCCAAAGAACGGGATGACAAATCGGTCAGTCCACTCGTCCTTGCCCAACTGAAAGCGCAGCCCGATGAGTGCTGTGTCTACCTGTTTGTCGCCATCCAGCCAGTCGCCCACCTCTGTGCTTATCGACACTCCGTATTCAGTCGTAAACCCTTGAGTGAGAACGGTATCTGCCACAGTCGCCATGTTAGTTCCCAGAGGGCGACTGGTGCCCATGCTGGTGACCTTCCCAATATGTAGTTGCACCAGCATGGGCACCCTGTTCCAGCACCACTGTGTGCGGAGCAGTTGTCGTTTGTAGGGCGGCTGGGCGGCGCTCGCCGCACTGCCAACCAATGAGCAGCATCAGTGCCGTGCCTAGGACCAGCGCCAAGTATCGAACCATTACGCTTGCTTTCTACGTCGGCCGGGCTTGGTGGTTGCTTTGTACGCTTGCAACTCTTTGATGTCTGACTTGCTGTAGAGGTTGACCGTTCCTTGCCCCAGGCTCACATAGTGGGATGGGGCCGAAACTTTCCCTTCAGATCGCCACCGCTTCAAAGTACGGACAGAACGTCCCACAGATTTTGCGGCCTCAGAGACAGTGGCGTACTCCCCGTCGTATGCCCGCTTGGCCCACAAGGCAATCGTGTGTGGCTCGGGTGTCATGGCTGGCTCCTTTTTTGGTTGCGACGGATGATGCGCTCGCACGCGTCTGAATGTCGCTGGACGGCCACCTCCATACGGAATAGGGCCGTGCGCCACGCTCGGTCAACTTCGGCCGTGTTGCGGCTGAGGTTCTCGCCCCACAACTCATCTTGTGAGGCTGGATCGTTGTCGGTCGTAGCATCCACAATCCAGCGAATGGTGTAGCCCAGAAGGATCAAGCAAGCAGGGGCGCCCACCCACTCCCACACCCAGTCAGCAAGGTTGAACAGTGCAAAAGTCACTCGCGCTCCCCCTCCTTGATGGTCAGCCGAACATACGGCTTCTTGGAAACTTCACGGCTGTTATTTGCCAGAGCAGATGCGTCGATCCGATCCCGCACAATAGCGTCCTCTAGCAACTTACGATCAAGCACCCTGCGAGACACAGCGCGCCACCGCTCCTCGCCCAGTTCTTCCCGCAGCCCTTCTTCGTCAATGTCCAGCGTGCTGCTCGTCACCTTAGAGCCAGTGATCTTTATGCCGTTGTAGTCAGTCTCATGTCTGTCTTGGTCGCTGTCGCTACCGTCTAACTGAGCCAAGAACGCTTCTTGGGCGTCTTGATAACGCCTGACGGCATCGTCTCGGGAGCGTTTCGCCCTGTACACCTCTACTAGTGCTTTGCTGTGATCCATGGTGCTGTGCTGTCCTTCCGTTGTAGCGGAGAGGGTGGGATTCGAACCCACGAAGGGTTGTTGGACCCTTACTCCCTTAGCAGGGGAGCGCCTTCAACCTGACTCGGCCACCTCTCCCGTCATCCGCTCCGGCACTTCTTCTTCAACTTGACTCGGCGTGATGGCAAAACGTCCTGTCATGGCTGCCGATGTAGGCGCACGCCGCACTGCTTGCAACCGTGTAGCACTTGGACCGAACCACTGAGGCGGTCGTCAATAACAAGCAGGCCCTGGTCAGTGTGGCTACATGCGACACCTGGGTGGCCACATTTCGCGGCTGCCCAGCCAACAATCTCACGCGCCTGCCACCCAATAGCCAAAAGGCCAGCAGGCGCTAGAACCAGTTCCCACAGCGGGTTGGTCATTTGGAACAGTGCCAGTGTCAGTATGTGCTGGGCCATGCCGCCCCCAAGTCTTGGTCCTGTAGGTCGCCTGGGTCATCAACAGCGAAGTCCCGAAGTATGGCTTTGAGCGTGTCGATGGCTTGCTCCGCTTGCCCAAACATGATGTTGTCGGCGCTGAGCCAGTCTTGGCGCTCAAGCGCCGCGGCCCGCTCTGGTGATTCCGGGCCGCTCACTGTGAGAATGTCTTGAATCAGTGCCCGCAGCAACCTGCGCTGCCATGCAACCATCGGCGCAGTGGCCCTACGAGTGCGCTCACTGGCAGCGGGCTGTTCGCAAAAGTTGGCTTCCATCACAACACCTCCTGTTCAGGGCTACCACCTCGTGGTGGCCCCCTCGTCTCTTATAGCGGACAGTTGTATGTCGGCGGCAAAATCTTCAGCGATGGATGAGTCGCACTGTACGCACCCCTCATCGTCACAAACCTCGCAGAACTCCACCTCATCAGGTGGTTGATAGTAAGCGTCGCTTTGGCCTGTCATCGCGTGCCCTCCCAGTGCGCCTGGATGGTGTCCCACAAAATGGATGGGAGGGGGGTTGTCTTGTGGAACGGGTCCATGGCCGTGCCCCAAATCTTGTCGGCAACATCACGGCGATGCTCAGTCAACAAGAGGAACAGGTGCTGGCCGTCGCGCAGCCCCTTGCTTTTGGCGGCTGGGAGCGTGCGAGCGTACTCGGCCAGGAAGGTGTCGAATGAGTCGATGGTCGTCACGAAGGCTCCTCTCGGAGACGGTCGGCCCGCTCCCTCCTGGCTTCCTCACGGAGTGCAGCCATGTCAGCGTAGAACTCCTTCAGCGAACCAGTGTGTTCGCACAAGACGATCTCGTCGGTGTCATCGGTCGGTGGAACCGCGTGGTGGCGGTAGGGCATTCAACTGTCCTTTCCCTGAGATGGTTGTTCTTGTCGCAACAGGGAGCGGTAATACGCTAGGTCATAGATTTTTACCATGGTCACATTCCCATTGGTTGGACCCAGTGGGCGCGAGAGGTGCGCGTACTCATCCATATACACCACTTCTGGCCCTGGCCATGCCGGGCAACTGGCCTCGCACACTCCTCCTTGCTGCCCAGCATGGCACTCACACGGTGGCCGATTCAGCGGCAAGGCCAACCAACTCCTTTTCGATATGGCGCACCATGCCCCGCACATCCCCAACCACAACGCCTGTCTCACAGCCGTTCCAGGGCGGCGACT